CAGGCCCAGCGACATAGATGCCTGCGTTTCGCACGCGGACGGTGAGCACACCGCCGGAGCCGTCCACGGTGAGCACCTCGGCAATGGCGGCGATCGTTGAGGTGCCTCCCGAGAGCACGATCTCGTCGCCCGCCACATAGTCAGCACCGGCCGCAGCGACCGCGGTGATCGTCTGCAGCGAGATACCGATCGCGGCCTCGCTGATTAGGTCAGCGAGCTCGTGAACCCCCGTCGCCACCGAACTGCCGTAGATCCACGCCATCGATCACACTCCCAGCGCCTGCCTGACCGCGCTCTTGTTCCGCCGGATCACATTGACGATCTGGTCCTGCACGCCCGAGTCGTTCAGGGCCGAGGAAACCTCGTTCGGGTCCGTCACATTGACCACCGACACATTCACGACGGGCGGAGCAGCCTGACCGCCACCGAGGGCATCATTCGGAATGATGGTACCCGGACGGTCGGGGACGAACAGCTCGGGCCCGCGCTCGCCAACGGCGAACACCTGGTCCGGGTTGACCGGGCCACCCTCGGCGCGGGCACCGCCGAACAGACCGGCGAGCAGGCCGCCAGCGCCACCGGCAGCACCGCCACCGCCCAACGCACCGAGCAGACCCGACAGCGCCTGCCGGGCCAACAGCCGCACCAGGTCGGCGAGGATCGAATCCACCAGCGCACCAAAGTCGGCCTCGCCGGTCGTCACGAACGAAACCAGGGCGTCCTCCGCGCCACTAAACGCGTTCACGAGCGTCTTTTCAGCCTGGTCGCCAAAGTTATCGATCGTCTCACCGACGGAGATCAGCCCGCGCTGGAAGCCGCCGGACACCGTCCTGTCCGCCTCGAGCGCCGCACGGGCGATGTTCCGCAGGCCCTCGGCGTACTCGTCCGCGTTGATGCGGCCAGCGGAATACAGGGCGTTGAGGGCAGACTGCCGGGCCAGCAACTCCTCCTGCGGCCCGCGGATTTCGTCCAGCAACTGCGCCTGATCCTCGAGAGCCTGCAGGTTTTGCAGCCGCGCCTCGAACAGCAATAGCTCCTCCTGCGAGAGGGCGATGCCGTCGCGGGCGAGCTCGGCCTCGATCGCAGAGAGCCCGACGGCAATCTCACGCTCCCGGCTAACCAGGCCCAACAGGCGAGCCTGCTCGATCAGGGCGAGGTTAATCTCCTCGATGGAACCGGCGCGCTGGGCGTCGAGCCCCGCCTGATTCCCGACCCCGGCCTCCAGGGGGGCCGCAGAGCCCCCGCCAGCCTCCGGGGCGACGCCAGCCGCCCGAGCACGCGCACGCTCCTCCGCACGGTCGAGCAAGCCCGTCACGCCGTCCTCGAGCCCCGTCTCATTGAACCCCTCAAAGAACGCCTCGCCGACGGCCTCGCCGAGCCGGGCTGCCGCGCCCTCGGAGGGATTCTTCAGGCGCTCGAGCAGCGGGTCGGCGTCGAGCCGAGCGAACTGTTCGGCAACATTCCCCGCGAACCCGTCGAACCCCTGGGCGGCCGCGTTCGAGATGAAGAACGCCGCGTTCTCGGCGAACACCTTCGCTTCGTCCAGATTCCCCGCCAGGGCCTGCCGTGAGGCCTCGGCCAGGTTCGTCAGGCCGACGCCCACCTGCCCCACGAACACCCCCAGGGCAGCACCCAGGGCGATGAAGAGGGCCTGGAGCCCACGCACGGACGCCTCGATGGCACGCACCAGCCCGTTTACAGCCCCAATCGCCAGGTCCTGCACCGCGGGACCCAGGCCGCGGAACAGCTCCACGGCGGCGAACACCGCCCCGCGGAACACACCAATGAACCGGTCGCCGAACCGGGCCACCGCCACCAGGACCGAACCCAGCGAAACCTCGGTCTGACCGGCGAGCGGCTCGAGGAACCCCGGCAGGCCGCCGAACACCTTCTCGAACACCGCGCCGATGTCGGCGATGATTTCGCGGATGAGCACGCCGGTCTCGGCGAACACATCGCCGAGCGTCGCAAAACCACCAGAGGTCACAAAGATCCGGTCCTGGAACTTGATCAGGGCACCCACCGCCAGGCCGATCACCACGGCGATCGCACCGATGCCCGTCCCGGCGATCGCCACCGAGAGCGACCGCAGCGAAGCGATCAGCACGGGGATGGCGGCGATCAGGCGCGGGATCTGCGCAGCCGCCAGGCCCACCAGAGCGCCCGCCAGCAACTGGGCGTTATCGGCCGCGAAGCGAAACGCCGTCGCGGCGATCCGGAACCCAGCCTCGAGAGCGTCGACCACGCCAGCCTGACCCAGGGCGAGCACCAGGGCCTCAACCGCCGACCGGGCCGCCAGGATCGCACCGTTCAGGTTGTCGTCCATTACGGCCGCCAGGCGCTCGGCAGACCCCTCGGCGTTTTCCAGCTGCTCGGTGAACACGCGGAGCCGGGGCAGCGCCTGCGACAGCACCTCGAACGCGGGACCGCCGCGGTCGCCGAACACCTCCAGGGCCGTGCCGGTGTCGATGCCCGCGCCCGCCAGGGCTTCCAACGCGGCCTGCAGGCCCACCTGCGACACCTTCACCTTATCGGCCGTCAGACCGAGGTCCTCAAGGATCGTGATGGTTTTCTTGCTCGGGGATTCCAGCTCCGAGAGCACGCGCCGCAGGCCCGTACCGGCCAGGCTTCCCTGCAGGCCCGCGTCGGACAGAGCACCGATCGCGGCCGTCGCCAGCTCCATGCTCACGCCCACGCCCGCGGCGATAGGGGCGACGAACTTCAGGCCCTCGCCGAGCTGCGCCACGGTAGTGTTGGAGGAATTTGCAGCCTTCGCCAACACATCGACGGCGCGGCCGGTCTCGTCGGCCTCGAGCCGGAACCCCCGCAGGACATTCGACGCGATGTCCGCGGCCGACCCGAGGTCCAACGCACCCGCCTGGGCCAGGGTCAGCGTTCCGCCGATGGATTTCAACTGCTCGTCAACCGTGAAACCGGCACGGGCCAGGAACACAAGGCCCTCGGCCGCCTGAGAGGCGGAGAACCGGGTGCTCGCACCGAGCTCCTCGGCAACATCCCGCAGGGCCGCGAACTGTTCCGCCGTTGCCTGGGTGATGCCGCGGACGGTCGCCAGCTGCTGCTCAAAGTCTGCAAGGGTCTTCACGACGGAGCGGAGGGACTGAATCGACGCGAACGCCAGCAGGGCCTTCTGCAGCAAGCCGAGACTCGACGATGACTTCTGGGCCTTTACACCGATCTGCTCAACCTGGAAGCCGACCTTCTGCGCCCCCCGCTCCTCGACGACGATGACAAACCGCTCAGTCGCCATTACGCCCCTCCGCTCAGGAACCGGCCGGTACCGGGATCACGCGCCGGGCCAGGCCTACGCGGCCCACCGGAACCGCTCGAGCCCGAGGGCCCACCCTCAGTCAGCACACGCACGCCACCGACGGCAGCGACAGCGGCGGCGACCGAGGAATCGATGAACCCGGCCGGGGCCTGCCTGCTCCACCCCTGGTTCAGCCGCTCAATGTACGGCAGATTATTTGCGATCGAGATCGCCTGGCCCGGCATTTGGCGGCCGATCACCGCCTGAGCCTGGCTGATCGCGGCCTGCGCGTTCGAAGTCTCCGACGCACCGAGCCCCTCCCCCGGCGCGTACGCGGGGATGATGCCGTCGAGGGGCTCACCGATCGACACGCGCCAATTGGAGCGGGCAACGCCCTTATCGACCGGCGTCGAGAACACCAGGGCCTGGTCCACCACCAGGGCAACCTTCCGCACGATGAATGACGCGCCGGTCGCCACCTCGGCACCACGCATGGTCATCCGCCGGGGAAACTGGCTGAACGGACGGCTGACCATGCAAGGCGCTCCGAGCGGTGACGCGACGCGACGCCCCATTCTACTCGGAAAACGAACCGAGCCCCAAAAGGGGCCCGGTCACTTTCGGGCTTTTGAGCCCGCCCGGATCTTCTCGAAATTCAGGTACTCGAAGTCGAGCATGCGGATCAGGGTAGCGAAGTCGGGGTAGTCGTCGTCGTCGACGCCGGACGCCCGCGCGTAATCACGCACCGCCGTCCACGGGATCGGGCCAGGCCCCCACCCGTAGGACCGGCACGAACTCAGGTCCTGGTAGGCCTCGAACACCAGGTCGGAGCCGAGCGGGATCTCGGGCGCGTTCTGCGCCCACTCCGGGATTTCCATGCCCGCCTTCTGGAACCCCTCGAGCACGCTCGCCTCGTCCGGGTGCTCGAGCGAATATCTCAGGAAGGCGCAGAGGGCTTTCCCTCGTCGTCCAACGCCTCCCGCCGGAACGCATTCATGTCTTCAGAGAGCGACCGCAGGTCGGCGAACAGGTCAGGGAGGTCGGTCAGCAACTTCTCCGCGTTCGCCACGCTGAACGGGAAGTCGTTGCCGTCCCGGTCGACCACGCCCTCCCAGCCGATGATCACGCTGCGAGCGAACGCACGCGCGAGCAGGGCGTCGGCCTGGTCGGGGTCCATCGACCCGTTTGCGATCTGGCGGCGGAACGGCTGCGTGAGCTTCCGGACCGTTTCCTTGTACCTCTGGTTCGCACCGCCTGCACGGGCGAGCTTAAAGGTGCCTTTGCTGCCCATCGAAAACGAGACGCCTCCCTTTTCCAGGTCGGCGTCCGTTTCATAGGCGTCATAGATTCCAGCCATTCGATGCTCCTTCGCGTTTGCGGATTCGGGAGCATCGTACCCAGGCCGGGGTCATCCGGCAAGGTCAGGCAGGTACCCCCAGAAAACCATAAGCAAAGTGTGGTCGAGGGCGCTGTTGATTTTCCGACCGGTCGCGGCCTGGGTTTCCACCGGCAGCGTGATCGGGGCGTTGGGCTCCACATTCGGGCGAGCGTTCCCGATCGATACCAGGGGGAGGTCGATGGTGATACCGGCGTTCGATTTCACCAGGTGCATGTCGAGCGTCGCGTCCTCGTTCTTGCGGACCGACGCCACCGACGCCACGGACTGGAAGTACGCGGTCGCGGAGCCGCCAACCTCGAACTGCCCGACGGTCACATCGAACCCACCCAGGACCCCGATAGCCTTGTCGGGGGTGACATTGTTGTTGATGGTGATCGACAGCTCCTGCGCGAACCCAAAGAACGCGGAGGGGAAGGAATCGGCGAGGGCGACCGTCCCGATTCGCAAGCGCTTTACATCGCTCGAGGTGTTAAACGCGTCGGACTCCGTCAGCGACGGGGCGAGCACGCCCGTCCGCAGAGACTTGATCTTCGTCGTGCCACTGTCGTCGTTTTCGTTGTGCGTCTCGGAGTCGAGGGCCACGAACGCGAAGTCGAGCGTCGCCTTCTCGGCCGTCGGAATGTTGATCGTGAGCTCGTTCGGCACCGAGCCGACGGTGTACTCGGCCTGCCTGCCGATTTCGGTGTCGTCCGGCACGCCGAGCGTCCGCTCCAGCTGATAGGACCGACGCCGAATCAAGGAGGGGTCCGATTCGTTCTTGACCACCGTGCCAAAGAACACGCGGATCGTTTTGGCGCTCCCGTTGTCGTCCACCGTCCCCCAGGACCGAACCGTCTTGTCCAGCGTGACCGAGGAACCGTCGGACGCCACCGAGCGGATGCGGGCGAACCCGCTCATGGCGGCGGTAGCGAAGGTCGTGGCGGCGCTGTCGCCACCGATGAAAATCCACTCGCCAGGAACCAGCCCCTTCCCGGCGAACGCATCCGCGGCCGAGGTGAGAACGGGGAACTGGCTAGAACCCACATCGACAGAGAGGTCGCCAGAGGGGAACTCGAACCCGACAACCTGCAGGCGAGCCGACGCGGGCGGAGCAGCCTCGGCCGTGAGCGTCTCGGACACCTCGACGGCCGTGCCAGCGGTCACGCTGGCGACCGTCTTCAGGCCGTTGTTGGCAGCGACGGCGAAGCCGCTCGCTAGCACCAGGTGACCCACCACGAACACACTCAGCCCGGACGCTGCGTCGTACTCGTCGTTTGCGCCGTCGACCGCGGTGATCGCAATGGTGGTCGGAGCGGCGAGCTCGGCACCAGCCGCGGTGAAGGTCCGCTCGCGGGAGAACCCGGCGGTGTCCGGCTTCTCGCGCGCGTTGGCGAACAGGAACCCCTGCATGAGGCGGAGCATGTTCTCCTGCGTGATGTCCTGGACGATGCCCGCGTTCGCGTCGAGGTCCGTCACCACGCCCTTACTGCGCTGCCGGGATGCGTTGATCGGGGACCGAGAGACGGTCGTCACCTCGCCACCGAAATCCGAGTAGGTGTTGGGCTCCAGGGGATACCACACCTGGTGAGCAAGGGTCGAGGGAACCACCTTCAGCGCGGCCTCCTCGAGGATTCGCAGCCCGGTGACATTTGAGTCGATCTTGTTCTTGAGCGGCATGCGGGCCTCCGGTCAGGTGGTGACGAATTCGTCGTATTCTACGCGAGCGGTCATCAGGGTATAGAACCACGGGCCTTCGGGCCCAAACCCGTTCGCTGTCGCCTCGAAGAACTGGCAGCCGCCAGCGGTTCGTTTGCCTTCCACGGACGCCAGTAAGGCGGCGGAGACTGCGTCGGCGGAGGTCAGCCCGTCGCCAGACGCCGTGAATATCTGCACGGTGAGCGTCGCGCCACGCACGAACCTCGACCGGCCGAGGTCGCCGGTCAGGCTGCGCTGTGCGGACGCGGCGTGCCGGAACAGCACGCGCATCCAGGGCAGCACCACCGGGTCGTCCAGGTCGGGCTTCCGCCCAGCCTTGTCGTCGTAGACGATTCGGGCCGCGGGGATACCGGCAGCGACGGCGGCGACCGTGATCAGGTCGAGCACTTGGTCCCGGGCTTCCGTTCGCGTCGCGGGCACGGCCTACCGCCTGACCTGGATGATGTGGGCGAGCACCAGGGCCGCCGGTTTGATCGTTGTCACACCGACCACGCGCCAGGACTGCCCGTCGATCTCGAGCCGCCGGGCCTGCGTGAGGTCCGCAGACACACCGGCCGGGGGCGAGGTCAACCCCATCTTGTCGCCACGCATGATCTCGACGCCGTCGATGTCCTCGTCCTTATAATCCACCAGGGCGAGGTCGATCGGCACGCGGGTATCACCGGCGGTGTCAGCGCCACGCCAGGGCTTTCCAGCGACCACCGCCTGGGACTGCCCGGGGAGCACGGCCACCTGCGGGGACCCAAATTTGTTGATCAAGCCCGCGGCGGTCCGGGCAATAGCCGAGTAGTCGAACCGGCTCATGCTCGCACCAGCCGCCGATTACCGGCCTCAATGAGCTCGCGGACCCACATGTCGGCCGTCGGGTACTGCGGCAGCCAAATGCCAGAGACGAGCCCACCAGACATGGCAGAGCGGTCGCGGAGCAGGGACTGCACCTCCGCGGCGCTCATGTAGGTGACGGATTCCTTGATCGGACCGACGCCAACAGCCTGCTGGCTGATAACCCCGGAAACCTGGGCCTGCCCGGTGACCACCGCACCGGCGGCCGACCAATCCTGAGACGGAGCCGGGCGCGGGGCGTCGGGGGCAAGCTCCTTCAATGCCTGGGCGCGGAGGGCGTACTCGGCCACGGCCATCCGCAGCTTCCGCGGCAGGCCGTTGTAGGGCCACCCGGCGTCGTCGTTGGCCTCGAGACGCGGCCACTCAAGGGCCTGGATCTGAGCCATGCGACGCCCGCGGAACTCGACGCCGAACCTCTGGTCGATGTAATCCGTCGCCCGCACGATCGCAGACTCCGCGTCGGCGGTAGCGATCGCCAGGGAAAGCACAAGCGTGCAGCCCGTGCCGCCCGAGGGGGCGACAGTCGTCGCGGCGGGGAGCGTCGGCAGGACCGAATACTCGCCACCGGCCACGATCGCAAGGGCGACCACCTCGCCCGCACCACCGATCTGCGTGACCCGCACCGTTGCCGCAGCGACCGATGTGCCGCCCACCACGGTCAACACATCGGCCAGGGCGTAGCCCGAACCGGGCGCGGAGACAGAGGCGGAGACGATGTTGTCGGTCAGGCGGCCACGCTCCCTGTGGTGAGCACGGAAATACGCCACCGCAACATACGCGTTGGCGTTCTCGATGCTGCTGCCATCTTCGACGGTAAACGGCACGGGGAGCTCCAAAGAAAGCGGGCGGCCCGGGGTGAACAAGGCCGCCCAGAGGTGAAACAGCCGGACAGGACCGGCCCGGCTGAATCAGTCATCCGTTTGCAGCACGGACGAGCTGCGGGTAAACGGGCGACGCGACGAACTCCACGGTCAGCACCGCGGCAGCACTTCCCTCGTCGACAATCGCCTCCGTGTAGGTGGGCAGGGCAACGCCGTTCAACAGGTACTCGACGGTGACGGCGTCGTCGCCCTTGCCGTCGGCGATCGAGGAAACAGTGAGCACCCGGGTCGTCGCGTTGAACCGGGCACCGTCGATGTCGCCCCTCGCGTTGAGCAGGCCCACCAGCGAAGCCGCAACATTCGCCAGCGTGTGCTGCTGCGAGGTCACCGTGCCGATGGTCAGGCCCGTGCCGCCGTCGGCCGTCGTTGTCGCCAGCGTGCCGGTCGGCAGCTCCCGGTACACGCCAGGGTCCAACAGCGTGAGGCCCGTCACCGCACCGCTTGTGACAGCGGACACCGTGAATGTTGCGGCACGGGTGAAGGTGCCGCCCACCAGGGTGACTACATCGTCCACCGTGTAGTCGGCACCGCCAGCGACCACCGCACCGCTCAGGACGGAGGGCCCCTGGGACCGGCTGAACACCGTGAAGGGCGTCACGCCATCGTTCACAGTGACAGAGATCCCGAGCCCGTCGAGACTAGTCGCCGCGGGCGTGTCGGCCTCGATGTCGATGACGGTCGCGCCTGTCCAGGCCATCTTTGGGTCGGTGTCCCGCCACCCCTGCGCGAACGCGAGCGCCTGGGCCTCTGTGGCAGCGACCACGGTGAGCACGGTCGCGTTGTCGATTCGCGTCGTGCGGGACCCGGCGGTGATCTGAAAAGCGGTCATGCGGTTCTCCAGGTGCGGGCACTACCGATCGGCAGGCGGCGCGGTTTTCTGCTCGAGCGAAACCTCCCGATTGAACTCGGGCTCCACGGCGACGATTTGCAGCCGGGTGACATTCGCAGCGGCGGCGTCGGCAACAGCCGCCACGGCGGGAAGCCCGTCGGCGGTCCAATGGGCGTCGTCCTCGGGGTCGAGGGACGCGAGAGCCGCCCGGATCTTCCCGGCGTGAAGCGAATCTACCGGGGAGGTCCGCCGGGTGTCCGGGTGTCGGTCCCCGTCGGGTAGTACCCCCTGGTCCCATTCCCCGAGCCCAGCATCGACCGGGCGTCGAGCAGCGGGCGACGGGGCAACCCCTCCCCCAACCGGCTGAACCGGACCGAGAACTTCGTCTGGCGGGTTTTGCTCACCAGCGGACTGAACAGCACACTCGCCATCGTCGGCCTCCCTGGGTTTCGCGTGAAGCGCCTCGGCCGCGGCGAGCCCTTCGGAGCCCTCCGGGTACGCGGCGTAGGACCGCTCCAACAGACGGAGCACGGACGGCATGCGATCGGTCGGCGCGGTCACAGAGCAGACACCGTCGACGAACCCGTGATGGTTCAGCGTGACCGTCTGCCCCCTTCGGGGACCGGCGAGCACCAGGCGGACAGTGATCTGCGACGGCATGCGTGCTCCAGGCGGGAAACACCGGGCGAGGCTTCCACCTCGCCCGGGGTGTTAATTGGTGATGCCAGCCTTCGCGGCGAGCCCCTTCTCGGAGAACAGGGCCAGGCCACAATACCACTTCACGCGCCAGATGTGCATGTCCTGCGTCTCGGACTCGCCCACATCGACCACCTGCAGACCGGCCTCTTCCTGAGCGGTCAGACCGGCGATGCCGTGCTGCATGGAACCGTCGTCGAGCGTTCCCGCGAGGATGGTGGTCGTGGTCGAGGCCGAGCCGGTCGTCAAGTCGATCGGCATGTAGTCGTTCCGGAAAATGCCCACATTTCGGTAGGCCGGAACCGTCGCGCCCGAGGGGAGCTGGATCACATCGTTGATGCTCGCACCACCCAGGCCGCGGAGCAGCGCGTTGTAGGACCGCAGCGTGCGCGAATGCATGGTGAAGTAATCCACCGTGCCGTCCTTGTCGGTCACCGTGTCGAGCAATTCGTCGAGGTGGCCGAACGCGAGGGCGTCGCCGTTCACGCCGACGGTCGGGATCGTTTGGCCCGAAGCGACAAGCGTGCGCAGGCCCTCGAAGGTGAAGTTGGTGCCGTCGCCGTTGACGAGCATGTCCTGGTACTTCCGGCCCGCGCTCTTGGACTTCGACGCGATCTGGATCGCGGTCTGGTCGTTGCCCTCGTTGGAGCGGGTCGCCTGAATCAGGCCGTTAACCTCGGCGTCACCGAGGATGGTCGTGAGGGCGCTGGTCACAAGCGTGAAGGTCGCGGCGTTCTTGGCGGCGAGCCGCTCGGTCGAATTCGTTCCAGACGCGGTCGCACCGATCACGCCGTCGGCCGTTCCGACGCCGGTCGTGGCGACGGCCCCGAGCACATTCTCGCGGTTGTAGGCAAGGGCGTTGCCCGAGATACCCTGGAAGGGGAGCACCTCGTACATGCGGTTCACGGTGATGACATTCTCGATAACGCCCTGAACCAAAAGGTTCTGGGTCAGTTTCGCGGACTCTGCAAGGGTCACGGTCGGCATGGCAAGCTCCGGGTGGGGAGGGTGTTGGGGCGAGGTTCAGTCAGGAACGCAAAGCCCGTTGGATCACCCTCCGGCGCTCACCGGGCGGCGTCACGCCAGCCCTATGTGCCGAAAGTATACCACACAAGGGGCCCGGCCTGTCAAGCCGAGCCCCGCGGAACACCTGCACAATCGTCAACCGAGCGCGTCAGTAAGAACCGGCCGAGCGCCGGTCGGACCCACCGGCACGGGTCGCGCCACCCTTCACCAGGCCCTCGCTGATCTTTTGGGTGGAGGTCATCTCTTTGGCAGCGGGCCTCTGGGGGTTCGGACGCTGCGTCCGGCCGCCACCGCCAGACGGAGCGTCGGACGCGAAGAACCGGGCGAACCGGTCCTGCCCCTTCAACTCCGCCACCCGCTCCTTGATGGTCATGGGCTCCCCGGTCACGCCGGAGATCCGCACATCGCCAGCCTCGTCGACCACCCGCACCACCAGCTTCCCGTTTTCCTCCACCGGCCGGAGCGACGGCGTGACGAACGGCGCGAACAGGTCGGGGTCATCAACACCGGCGGCGACCGAGTCACGGGTCAGAGAGTCAGACACCAGGACCGAGTGAAGCTGACCGTGAAGGGCCTTGATCCGGTCCTCGCGGGCGTCCACCTCGCGCTTGTGCGTCCCCATAAGGTCGTTCTTGAGCTTCTCGATCCGCTTCTCGATTTCCTCGGACTTCTTCCCCGTCGCCCCCTGGAGCTTCGTCTCCAGCTCCTCAATGCGGGCGTTCACGGCCTCGGCGATTTCAGCGGCGGAGCTTCCGAACGCCGCAAGCGGGGCGAGGTCCTCACCACGGGACGCGGCGGCGCGGCTCGCGTCGGTGCGGGCGGCCTTCAGCGCGTTGTTCAGCCGGGTCACGGCCGAGACAGCGGAGCTGACGCCAGGGTCGTCCGAGCGGAGGGAATACTTCCCGTCCCCGATGTCGGAGTACAGGCCACGGAAATCCTCCGGAACCTTCTCCAGAGAGTCAACCGTCGTCATTTGGGCGAAGTCGAAAATCACGAATCCTCCTGGGCGTCACGCCCGGCCACCCGCGTCACGCGGGGGGAAGTTTCAGAGCCCCGCCCGGCCGAACGCGCGTGCGTTGTCGCGGGCCAGCTCGAGCAGAGTGTACTGGCGACCGGTCGAATCCACGAACCTGTCCAGCGACAGACCGCCCTCGCGGAACAGTTTAGCCCGAGCAGGCCCGAGCACATCGGCCTGGAATGACGGGGGCTGCGTCCGGAGCCATGAGTTGTAGTCGGTCGCGGCAGGCGTGAACCCGATGTTTTCGTCGGCCCACCGCTTCCGCACCTCCTGGATAGGGCGGCCCGTTTTCCTCGCCTCCGCGCGGAAGTCGACCTCCCGTTTGTCGCGGGTCCGGGTATCCGACACCGTCGGCCGCGTCCCCACGGCAGCGACACCATCGACCTGAGCGACCATGACCGACCTGCAGCCCGGGTGAGCAGGCGGCCGAGCGCCCAGGGGGTCGAGGGCCCTCGAGCCCTCGGGAAGCGTCCCGCCAGCCGTAGCGGGCGTCAGCGCCCCGTCCCGGGCCCGGCACACCGGGGAGGTCCGGCCGTCGAGCGTCGAGGTCCACCGCAGAGCACTGATGATGTCGGCGTTCTCGGACCATACTGACTCCCTCGCGGCGTTTGCTACGCCGTTGATGGCGGTGCGGACCACCGTCTCGGCGTTCCGGCGGTTCAGCGCCAGCACGCCGTCGCGGAACCCAGCCGAGCGGGTCCCGGCGACGCGGCGAACGATCTGGTCTAGGTTCTCCCCCTGAGACAGGCCGAGCTGGATCGCCCGCGTCAGGCCACCCTGATCCGCAGACGCGAGGGAAGAATACCACTGCCCCAGGTTCGCGCCCGCGAACGGTTGCGTCGTCACGATCGCCCGGAGCTGCGCGGGGGCGACGGTTGCCAGCTCCACGCTGAACGGCATGGCTTCCTGGAGCAGCCGCCCCTCGAACCCAGCCTCCATCGTGGCGAGCTTCCTGAGCGTCGGGGAGAGCTGCCCGCGCATGAGCGCGAACGCCTCGCGGCGGGCCAGCCGAACATCCTCGAGCAGGCGCTGCAGGCGTTCCGAGGTGTACTCGGTCGGGCGGGCACGGACCGAGCCCAGGCGGGCACGCAACTGCCGGACCAAATCACGGTCAGCCTCCTCGAGCAGGGCCACAATCCGGGCAACCTCACCGGCAGTGAACCGCCGCAGCCCCACCTGGTGACGGAGGGCGGCGTCAAAGATTCTCTGGTTGGCGGTTGTGCCGGGTGTGGCGCGCGGGTCGGCCAAAACGATTACCCCCTCACGACCACGCCAGCGTCGGCGTTTGCACCATCGGCCTCGTCCGGGAAATCAGCGGCACGGGGGTCGTCCGGATCATCCGGAGCGTCCGGATCATCCCCACCGCCGGGGTCGATGTCGGTGAGGGCGGGGGCGTTCGTCACGAACTCCTCGCGCTCGGCCTCGAGCAGGGCCTCGTTTTCCTCCAGGTCGAACGCGGGGTCAAGCGCCCCGAACCGGCGGAGCTCCTGCAGGTACATCTCGCGGGCGAGGTCGCCGTTTCGGCGGGCCTGACCCACCTCCGCCAGGCCCTGGGGGCCGCCCGAATCGGGAGCAAGGTCGGTCTGCACGGCGACGGAGCCGACGGCGTCGGGGTCGATGTTTGCCCACAGCGCCGTGAAGTACATCGCCATCGACAGGCTGTCGTTGAACCGCATGGCGGCGTCCTCGAGGTCGCTGACGCCACCAGCCTCGTCGAGCACGCGCTCGGTCGCGGTACCCGATGGCTTCTTCTTGAGGAAATCCGCCCCGTAGGACGCCATTTGATCCTCAAGGTCCTTCAAGTTATCGCGGCCCGCACCGATCGACGCGCCGGTGTGCTCAACGAAATACCACCGGCCAGCGGGGTCGGCGATGTTGAGCCAATTCTTCGGGCCCACCGTAATCTTCGTTTCGTCGACCACGCCACTCGACGCCAGCATCGGGAACCGGGCGGTCGTGAGGATGTTCGTCTGGTCGGCGGTGGACTGCCAGTGAGCGATGTTCAGGTAGGCCAGGTCAGAGAGAGGCGGCGTCGCCAACAGCATCGATTCCCGGTCGGCGTAGAACACCGCCAGCGTGATCTCGGGCACCTCGAGGAAGAACGCATCGGCCACGGGCCACCGTTTCGCGTCGTCCTCCTTTTGGCGGGTGTCCTCCTCGTAGATCACACAGAGCACGCGAGCGTCGCGGAACCCGACGGCGGCCGCACGCGACGCCACGCCGGGGTTTCCGCCCAACAGGTGCTCGTACCCCTCCGGCACGGCCACCGGGGTCCCGGCGTCGACAACGGTGAGCGACCGGATCTGGTTGACCACGCCCTGGGCGAAGCCAACGCGGCGGACTTCCTCCTCCCGGATCCGGACATGCGTGATAACCTCGCGGCCCTGACGCATCTCGGCAGACATGTCGATGATGTTCTCGGGGGGGATATGTACCCAATAGGGCCGGACGCCCTCCCGCAGGTCGTGAGCCCGCGTCCGGTTCGCCACCGCGGAGGTGCGGGGGTACTCGACCATGATCGCGGCGAACCCCTTCTGCAGGCCCTCCTTGAACCATTCGCGGGCGAACACATGCACGGCATTACCCTGCAGGTCGATGTCGTCCATCCACCCCAGGACCGCCGGGTTCGTGCTCTCGTCGATTTGCACCGGCTCGCTGAACACCCGCCCCACCAGGGCGAGCAGCGTGCGCTTGGTCTGGTTGAGCAGCACGGCCCGACCGAGCCGCTCCTCGTACGCCACCGGTGACTCGTTCTCGTGCCGGGGCAGGTACCGCTCCGACGCCCCACGCATGCGCGGCGTTCCACCGATGAGGTCAGACACGACCTCCCAACGCGGGAGCATGATGTCGTAGGCCATGCATGTGGTCGCCGGGGATTCCGGGTTCTTCTCGGGCACGGGTCACCTCCACGAACCGGACAGGGCCCCGGTTGCCTTACGGCGGACACGATAGCGTACTTCATCGCCGATGTGGTCCTCGGATTCGGTGTCCACATCGTCCTGATCCCTCTGCGAGCGGGGGAGCACGGGCAACTTTTCGCAGGCGTCGACGCACCGATCGCAGACAAAGATCCCGGGCTCCTCGCGGTACCCAGAGGCCGGAACCTGGGCAGCCATCATCCTCTTGCGGACCATTTCCCATCCCGCCTTCCGGCTCCCGGGCCCTTTGTCCGCAGGCAGGAACGAGCACCCCGCAGCCTGGAAGGTCAGGGCGACGGACGGCTGACCGGGCTCGGCGGCGAAGATCTGCGAGTCGGCGGGCCCAGGCCGAACCAGGCCCCGCAGCCCGAGGTCAGCCTCCCGGTCGATGATGCCCTCGGCGATCTGCGACGCGGTCAGCCGCAGGCCCTCGTTGTCGTGGTTCGCGGACCCATACCACTCGGCGATCCGAACCAGGTCGCCGGGCACGGTACCGATCAGGCGGCCGCCCCACTCGAGCGGTTCGCCGTTGGACTCCGCCCACCAGCCGACGGAGAACGGTTTGCTCGACCCGTGGTCGTAGGACCGGTCGATCCGCCAGCCGCGGGGCATGGCGTGAGCGGGGAAGCTCGGGACCACATGCACCTCATAATCCCAAACATCGTCGAACATCCCCCCGGCCACGATGTCCCATGAACCGTCGCGCCACGCGCGGAGCTCCGCGGCGTTTTTGGCACCCATCAGGATCTGGGACTGATAGTCGGGGTCCTGCCGGAGCATCGCCTGGTTCTCGGCCAGATTCGACCGGATCGCCACGCGGGGCTTTTCGCCAGGGCGCTGGATCACGCGGCCGATCTTGCGGCCGCCGGGGCCCGTCGGAGCGAACCGCTTCTTCACCCAGTTGTGGCCCGGACCGGAGGGGTTGCATGTCGAGCGGATCTTCCGGGGCACGCCGGGGTGCGACGAACGGCAACAGGTGATCATCCGGCGGTAGAGCACATCCAACGCCCAGGTGGTCAGCTCCTCGAAGCCGATCCACGGGTACTCATGCCCGTGATACTTCCAGTAGTCGGCGTCGCGCTCGAGCTGCCGGAGCAGGAGCACCTCGCCGGTAGCGAAATGCCACTCCGGGTTTGGGCTCGAGACAAACCGCGCGGTCGGGAACATTCGCGGGAACCATTTCTGCGTTTTGGCGATCACATCCTCGAGCTCCGGGTAAGTACGGCGGAACAGGATGCCGCGCCAGGCCGGACCGAACCCGGCGCTGTGACCGGGGAAGCGTCGCGGGCCCACATGCTGGGCGAAATCCATGATCAACCAGTCGGTCTTGCCGCCCCCGCGGTTGCCGTGAACCAGCGTCTCAAACACCTGCGAGGTGATCGCGTACACCTGAGCACCAGGCTGCGGCCGCCAGATGATCGGCGGCGTGCTGCTGCTACCCACGCAAGGCCCGACGGGGCAGGGACGACCCGTAGTCTCGCTCGAGGTCCCGGTTGAGCTCGCGGTAAGTCTCGACGGCCAGGCGGGCCATTTCCGACGGATCGAACCGGGACCCGACCGTCGCGGCCTGGTGCTCAGCGATCGCACCGGCGGTCACGGCGATCTCGCTCTCCACATTGTCGACGCGGCCCTCAACATCCCGGAACGAGATATTCTCGCACCAGTCGCGGCCCAGCAAGCGACGAACAGAGGCGTACACGCCGACCCGCCAAAACCAGGTCCCGTCGTCCCGCGCCTTGAGCTTGATGTCCACCAGGGGATCGGTCCTGTGGGCGGCGGCCGCGTCGATCTTCTTGGGCTTCGGGTCCATAGCCAAGATTCTACACCCGCGCATCCACAAGCCGGACGCGGCGACGGCTAGTCGGGGGCAGCCTGAGCCGCGGGGGATTCCGACCAGCTGTCACGCACAAAGACGCGAATCCGCGCCATGACGATCTCGAGGAAGGTCGGCTGCAGAGAGTCGCGGAGGGCCTGGGCGTCGCGGGCCAGGACCACGAACTGCTCGAGCATGTCCTCGCGGCTAGGCGTGACGGTGAAGGTGAAGGGGACCATTGTGCCGTCGCCAGCGAAGGCGCTGGCCCAAACCTCGTAGGTTTCGCCAGGCCGAACCAGGAACCAGACGGTGTCGTCGCCGGGGTTGGGCTCCGCGATGTCCGCCAGGGGGATCGGCGTACCGCGGATCGGCCAGGCGTACGGGCGCGTGCCAGCGAACGCCGCGCCGCGGACGATGAGCAGGCCGGGCTCCGGCCGGGTGACCACCGGCGGGACCGTGGAGCCGCGGGCGGCGGCGATGGCCTCGAACATCGGCCCGTAGAACGCCGGGGCGTTGTCGGGGTCGGGGACGCTGTCGTCGGCGGGCAGCGGGGGCACGGGCACCGAGCCGGACTGCGCCAGGCAGAGAGCAGGCAGGGCGAACAGGGCCAGGCAGGCCACGGTGAGGGGGCGGGGGCGCTTCATGGGGTCTCCGGGGTTGAGGGGGACCTGAGAGGCAGGTCCGGTACATGGGTCACAAGCCGCAGCGGGTGCGTTTGCCTACCGCCGGAGCACCGCGGGCAGGACCACCGGCCCGCTCGCGTCCGCCAGCCGCGGTCGTACATGGGGCTCCAGGCAGCACGGAACCCCGACGCCGTGATGGTTTCGCGGTCCGAGCACCGCCCGCAGCACACCTCGAACACCACGGCGACGCGGCGCATGCGGCCAGCGGGGACCGAACCTTCATCCGTCCGTTCGATCATGGCGGAGACACTCCTCTTCGGGCACATCGCCGGGCCCCGGTTCGTCGCGGTCGAGGGCGTCGATCGCCCGGCCGATGGCGTCACTAGCGTACACCACCGCATACAACAGGCCGTCGGCCAGGCCTTCCTGCGCGGTAGCGGCGAGAGAGTCGATCGCGTCGTCGAACGCCTCGTGAACGATCTTCATGGCCTCCACCATCCCGACCGCCAGGCCGTACGGCCGTTCACAGAGGCCGAGGATGTGGATGGTCACTTCGTGAGCGTGCTCCCGGATTTTCTCGCACCGTTCCGCCCGCGTCAGGGTGCTGTCGTCCGCGGGGAACCCGCCCAGGGGGACGCCGTTGTTTTCGCCCATGCTTCCGCCTTTCCTCGTCGTTGATTCGTCAGCCGGGGACGAACAGCCCCACCGACGCCCTCGCCTCTTCGATGCGGGCCTCGGCCATCGCGGCGTACTCGGGGTTGAGCTCGCAGCCCAGGCTGCCCAGACAATCACCGACCACGATCGAGCCGGTCACGATTCGTCCGATCGTTTCAGGCACCGGCACCGAGAGGGCGAGCCGGAGCCGGGGCAGGCCAGGCGGCGGACGCCAATCTCCGTGCAGGGCCGACGCCGACCGTGGACTCGCCTCACCATTCGTCACCTCCAGGGGCACCCGAGCACCGGCCGGGGTCGCGTATCCGAGTATACCCCGCGTCCGGCCGCGCGGCAGCGTCCGATCATGAAACTTGTGAGATTGTGGCAGGTCCCAATCACGGAAACTGGTGAGATTGGCACGGGTCGGTCTGTGACGGCGGCGGGCAGCGGGCGACCGGGGCCGGGGGCGATCGGCGGAGCGGTCCGCGGCCAGTGTGCGGGGCGCTGTGCGAGCACCGACCGCCCCCAGGGGCCGTGAAGGGCGATGGGCGAAACTGTGGCGGCGGATGGGCGGGCGGCGGGGCCGCAACTGGTGAAGGCGCTCCAGCGTCCGAGAACAAAACTGGTGAAGGCGCTCAAGCGTCCGAGAACAAAACTGGTGCGGGCGGTCTGCGTCCGATATGAAACATGTGTGACCGGTGTGTCCGGCGCTCGGGCGGGCGGCGGGGCCCAGGCGGAGCGTCCCCGAGACTCCCCGAGACTCCCGAACGGTCCGCAGCCGACGCCAGCGCCGGGGGGGAGCGTCCCCGAGACTCCCCCAGACTCCCCGAGACTCCCCGCACGGTCCCCAGCCCACGCCGGCACGCGGGTCCGATAAGTAAACTGGCGAAGATTGGCCGAGGTCCGGGAACAAAACTGGTGCGGGCCGGTCCGCGGAGATGTGCGGAACCCCAACCGCCCCCAGACGCCGTCAAGGCCACTGGAGCCGCTTGTGGCGACGGTCCGCAGGCAGATGGGCTTACCCCAGACGGCGCAGACCCAACCGGCGTCGACAGGCGGCGACGCCCAGCGGCGACCGGCCGGTGACTGTCTGCGAGAGTGTGCCAGGCCCGAGCACCCAGGCCGAGCACCCAGGCCGAGGGCGAGCGGCCGGGCCCGCGGCGGGGCCAGCGCCCAGGCGGACGGCGTGAGGGCGTGAGGGCGTCCGTCCGATCACGAAACTGGTGAGATTGGCACGGGTCGGGGGTTTCCCCTGTGTCCGCAACTGTGTGCGGCAACTGTGCAGGGGGCGAGCGGGCACCAGGGGCCAGGAACGCCGCTCGTCCAAGCTGTGCGGCGGAACTGTGCGACCATCGCGCGGGTCCGATCACAAAACTGGTGAGCTTGGAGCGAGGTCCCAATCACGAAACTTGTCCGTGTTGGCGCTGGTCCCAATCACGAAACTTGTCCAGCTTGGAGCAGGTCCCGATCACAAAACTGGTGAACCTCGTCCAGCGTCCGATCACGAAACTGGTGGCGCTCGGAACCGCGGGGGGTTGCCCTCGGTCCGCACCAGTGTGCGACGGAGGAACCGCCCTGAGAGCACGCCAGGGGCGATGGTCGGAAGTATGGGCCAGATGGTGGGCGTCCGAGAACCCAAAACTATGAAGATCGTCCGGGTCGACCCAGCCGGAACAGCCCCACCATGCCGGGCCATGCCGGGCCAGGCCGGGCCCAGTGTGCGAGCCCAGCGTGCGGGCGCAGGCCGAGCCGGGGCCAAGCCGGGGGCCGCCGGGGAGCAGACAGGACCCGCCGCAGGGCGCTCCGCGGGGCACCGGCACCGGCCAGGGGCGGGCAGCATCTATCCCGGACGGTCCGCGGCGAGATCGTGGCACGGGGGTTTCCCTGCGTCCGCCACCAGTGTGCGACGGAGCAACGGCCCTGGGAGCACGCCAGGGCCGCTCGTCGAGATTGTGCGGGGGACTGGTGCCGATCTATCGCCCGAGAACCGCGCCGGTCCACGCACCTGTCCACGCACCTGTCGCCCCGACGGCCAGCGGAGGGACGGCCAGGGGCGGGCGAGCGGCACCGAGCGCCCACGGGGCGAGCCCAGGGGCGGACGCCAGCAGGCGGAATCTATCGCGGCGGCGCTCCCCGAGTATCGTGGCACGGGGGTTGCCCTCGGTCCGGCGGACATGTGGGGCAGGCCCGCGGAGCATCAACCGCCACCAGAGGCCAGGAAGGGCGATCGTCAAAACTATGGGCGGAACTGTGCGGAATACAGACCGAGAACCAGGGCCACTCCACGCACTGGTGCGGCCAGTCGTCAAGCCAAACCTGACAACTGCCCAGAGCCCGAGCGGCGGCGACGGCGGGGTAGGCAGGCGGAATCTATCCGGGCGGCGCTCCCGGAGTATCGTGGCACGGGGGTTGCCCTGCGTCCGCCGAACATGTGCGGGCAGTGTGCGACCGCCAAACCGCCCTGCGAGCCCAGGAACGCCACTGGTGGAAACTGTGCGGCGGAACTGTGGGAGCATGGCGAGCGTCCCAATCACGAAACTTGTCCGTCTTGGCGCGGGTCCCAATCACCAAAACTCGTGAGCTTGGAACCAGGTCCCAATCACGAAACTTGGAAGATTGGAACGGCGGGGGGTTACCCTCGGTCTGCAACTATGTGCGAGAGTGTGCGACGGAGGAACCGCCCTGGGAGCGCAGGAACGCCACTGGGCGGAACTGTGGGGCGGAACTGTGGAAGATCGTCCGCGTCCTAGAACCAGAGCGTGAGCCCGGTCCGGCGGGCATCTATCAGGCCCGGACCACGCCATGCCCACCGCCAGGGGCACGGCGACGCGGCCCGCGCTCGATAACCAGCGTCCCGTCCGCGGCGGCGACCGACGGACCGGAACCGCCAGGGGCGTGAGCACCAGCGTCTGCGGCCTCCCGAGCGGCCAGGTCCGACGCCGCAGCACCGTCCTCGAGGGCCAACCATTCCGCCATGCTGCCGGGGGCAATCGGGATCGCCAGGACGCCCACCCCACCCTGCACCAGGGCGGCGGGGTCCATCTTGTCCCCGAACCGGCGGCGGGCCATCCGAGCAGCGGCCCACTTCAGGGCGTCAATCGCCACCGCGCCAGCCCGAGGGTCGATCTTTCCGGCAGCGACGGCCATGCCGATCTCGGCAACCCGCTCCCCGTAGGTGATGCCGCGGCCCTCGCAGGCGCGCGCGTAGTACTCCGAGAACGGATGCTCGGGGTCGGCAGCCCAGGCGAGCATGGTGGACTCTGCGGGCATCGCCGTATCCCTGCCGATCGACGCGAGGGATTCCCCCAGCATGATCCGCATGGCAACGGTCAGGGCGACGGCCTCGGTATAGGCGGACGGGCGGCCCACCTCACCGATCCTCAGAGCCGGGGCAACGGCGGCGCAGGCGGCGACCCAGACAGAGCAAGGCCCAGCCCACTAAGGCCATGATGACCCCGGGCTCGGCTATCACGCAACAGCCCCGGCAGCGTCGACCGGATTGGGCTCGGGTAGGGCCTTCGGCGGTGCGGGCAGGGGGCCAAGCCAAAGCGCGCCCGCGGGCACCTGCGACACCGTCGCGTAGGACACAGTGTCCCCAGGCCCGAACCCGCACGCCCAGCCGGGGCAGAGCAGCGGGCCTCCCATCTTGGGCGACGGGCGGAGACGGACCACATCCGGTCCGAGGAAACCCACCTGGAGCAGGTAGAGCCCAGGACGCCGGGGGCAGGACTCTGTCCAGTCGAGCGGCCTGGTGACAGGGCGCGGCGGGGGCACGGTCGCGGCCACCGGCGACGGATCAGGGTCGCGGGCGGGGGCGCGGGCGGGAACCCGGCCAGCCAGGGGCACATAGTGAGCCGCCAGGTCCGTTATGACACCGTGCGCGGCGGTCTCCAGGGCCAACCATTCGGCGTGAGTGATCGTGAGGGTCGCGGTCACGCCCACCCGGCGGTCCTTCACCAGGCCGCAGGCCGCCATCATTTCCAACAGGTTCGACGCCCGTTTATAGCCGACCTTCAACCGGCGCTGCAGGACGGAGAGGGACGCGACGCCGGTGTCGAGCAGGACGCCGACCGCTTCTTCAAACATGGGGTCGCGTTTCGCGGCGGCGTAGGCGTTCACCTTATCGGCGTCGTCGGTTATCGGGGGCGCTTCAAGTGTCACGGTCAGCCTCCTTCGGCGACAGGAACCAGGGGGTAGGGGACGCGGGCACGGGTCACCGGACGGCGGCGGCGCGGAGGTGGTGGTTTCCGGTCACCGGCAGGTCGAGCTCAGCCTCCAGCGCCATGAGCAGGGCCTCGAGGTCCGTAGGGGCGGTGACCCAGAGAACCGGGAACTGCGCCGGGTGGTCATGGTCGTGCCGCGGGCGAGCGAAAACACTGATCACGCGGCCGGACGGCCCCTCGAGCAGGTGGGCGGTATCCCCTCGGGCGGCCCAGAGACGCCAGAGGAACCCGAGGGCGTGCCCGATGACCACCGCCGCGTCGGCGTCCTCGAGGTCGGGCCCGTCGAACACTCCGCACCCATCGTCGTCACAAACACCATGCTTCGGGTGGAGGAACAAACCGGGGAACGGCTGATCTTCGGGCATGGCGGCGAGGATCACGGCCAGGCGGGCCTGCAGGTTCTCGATCAACGGCCACCGCCCTTCTTACCCTTCGCGGGCTTCGGGGCGGGCTTCTTCGGCGGCGCGGGCTTCGGCGGCGGAGGGGGCGTGACCGGGTCGAGCGCCGGGCCAGCCTCCGGGGCGTCCGGAGCGGGGGACGGGTCGGCCTCGTGGGCAGCGGCGCGGGCGCGTTCGAACACCACCTCGGCGTATTCCTGCCGGGTCGCCTCGAGCACGGCCCGATGCCCGGTGTAGGCCTGCCACCTCTGCACGATCACATCGACATAGCCCGGGTCGAGCTCCATCGCATGGCAGGACCGGCCGGTACGCTCGCAGGCAATCACCGTCGTGCCGGAGCCGCAGAATGGTTCGTAGACGGCCTGGCCCGGGCTCGAGTTGTTCCGCAGAGGGCGCTCCATGCACTCAACGGGTTTCTGCGTGCCGTGCCCGGTGTTGTTCTTCTGGTGGTCAATAAACCACACCGTGGACTGCTTCCGGTCGCCCTCCCAACTGCCAGCCTGCCCGTCGCGGACGGCGTAATGACCCAGGTCATGGTCACCCTCGTCCGCGTTGTCTTGGGCGGCGTCAGAGCCGCGGCGGGCATCGAACACCGGTTCGTGCTGGTGGTGATAGTGCCCACGCGAGATCGCAAACCGGTTCTTCACCCAGACAATCTGGGCCCGGATGTTGAACCCAGCGGCGGCCAGAGAGGCGGCGACGATGTGCGCCTTCGTGCCCGCATGCCAGACATAGGCCACCGCGCCGGGGAACAGCGCCCAGGCCTCACGCCAGTCGGCACGGTCGTCGTTGAGCACCACGCCCGTCGCCAGGGACCCCTTGTCCGCCAGGCCGGACTGCTCGCGCCAGCCGGGCTCGTAGTCGACGCCGTAGGGCGGGTCGGTGACCATGATGTTCGGAGACACACCGGCCAGGCAGCGGTCGACATGGGCCGGAGAGGTGCAGTCACCGCACACCAGCCGGTGACGGCCGAGCAGCCAAACATCGCCGAGCACCGAGGTCGGGCGGGCGGGCTTCGGCGGGGCGTCGTCGGGATCGGTCAGGCCCTCGTTCCCCGGCGGGGCGAGCAGCCTCAACAGGTCCGCGTCGCTGAACCCGATCAGGGGCAGGTGATACCCAGCCTCCTGGAGGGCGCGGAGCTCCGACGACAGGATGCTGGGGTCCCATCCGGCGTTTGCGGCCAGCTGGTTGTCGGCCAGGACATACGCGCGGACCTGGTCCTCGGTGAGGCCAGAGAGCGTGATGGTCGGCACGGCGTCGAGCCCGAGCATAACGGCGGCGCTACGGCGAGCGTGCCCGGCGACCATCATGCCGGAGTCGTCGATCAGGATCGGGTTCGTCCAGCCGAACTCCCGGATCGACGCGGCCACCTGAGCGATTTGCTCGTCGGTGTGCGTCCGGGCGTTCCGCTCATACGGCCGGACATCCTCGATGTCGCGGTACACGATTTCCAGGCCTCGACCGGCCACGCCTTCTGCCATACCGCACCTCCGGGATCACCCCTGAGCAGCACCGATCACCGGGGCCGCGCCGTGCGGCCAGAGTTTACCCGGGGATCGCATGCATAGTACTGAATTCAGCCGCGGTCACGAACTGCGAGCCGCGGCCGGACTTTGGATTGATCACGACGGGCCCGCGCAGATTTGCACACAGCACGCCACCCGAGACATTGAGCACCACGCGGACGATCGCATCCGCAGAGAGCTCCACGCCGTGGGCGAACGCGCCAGCACGCACCGCCTCGTCGGCCAGGGCCAACCGGCTGAAGCCTGGCTGAAACCTGTCGGGGTCACACACCACGAACGCGAGGGCGGGCGCATCGGCGGACTGCAGGAACTGCGGCCGCAGGCAGGTGTCCTCACCATCGGGGACCGAGAGCAGGAAGTAACGGGCCATGCCGGGGAACCCCACCAGCCCGTCCGAGAACTCGATCAGGTCCTGGGCCCGCACTTTCACCAGGCCGAACCTCGAGGTCGGGACGCTGACCGACGGAGCGGCCAGCCTCAAGCGCCACCGCCAGCGGCGACGGGCGGGCCGTCCGCAGGGCGCTCGATGCGGTAACCGCTCCAGGGGCCGAGCGCCATCCACCGGCGGCCGCGGTCGCGGTCAACCCAACAGCGGACCATCTCGCCAGAGATGCCGTCGAGGAACTCGATCGCGTACTCGGTCCGATCACGCTCCATCGGGCGGCCGCCGGAGAGAAGAAAGAACAGGCGGGCGAGCACTCGACGCACGGCGAACCTCCAGGCGGGAACCAGGCGGGGGCCCGGCGAAGCCCCGCACCCGGCGGTCACGCCGAACGCGGGACGGCGCGCCAGCGGGTGCGAGCCGGAGCGCATGCCGACCCGCACGCGACGCATTCCACAGAGCGGCGGGGATCACCCCCACCGCCCAAATCACCGGCCAACGGAGGAACCCGCAGGCCGGGAGCGCCTGGCAACGCACCAGGCGGTCGGAACGCCGTCAGGCGTTGAATGGAGAGGGCAGGAATCGAACCCGCTCCCCCGGCTTTCGCGCGCGAGGTTCACGGACGGAGCGACCGTCCGAGGGGCGGAGCGACCACCCGTTCAACATGGCACGCCATCGATGCGGGCGCTCTACCCAATGAGCTACCTCTCCACGGTTGCGGGGCCAGGAAGCGACCCCGCGGCCACCACCTTACCCCCGAAAACGCGAGCGGTCAAGCCCAGGCCGAGCGGCGGCGGCGTTCCATGTGGAACATCCCGAGCATCGCGGCGGGCGGGGGTTTCCCTGTGTCCGCAACTATGTGCGGGGGAGTGTGCGGACGCGAACCGCCACCAGGGGCAGGGAACGCCACTGGTCAAAACTGTGCGGGGGAGTGTGCGACCATCGCGCCGGTCCGATCACGAAACTGGTGGCGCTCGGACACGCGGGGGGTTGCCCTCGCCCCGGCGAGTGTGCGAGGGAGTGTGCGACCGTCGCGCCGGTCCAATCACGAACCTTGTCCATCTTGGCGCGGGTCCCAATCACGAAACTGGTGAGATTGGAACGGCGGGGGGGTTGCCCTCGGTCTGCGCATGTGTGCGAGCGTGTGCGGACGCCCAACCGCCTCCAGGGGCAGGGAACGCCGCTCGTGGAAACTGTGCGGCGGAACTATGTGCCGGGTACGGCCCGAGAACCCGAGCGGTCGACGCACCTGTCGACGCACCTGTCCGCACGCGGGCGGGCCGACGGCGTGCCAGGCCGGGGCAAGGGCGAGCCCAGGCGGGGGGGCGACGGCGAGCCCGAGGGCGGGAACCAGGCGGGCCGCGGGCCAGGCGGGCGGAGCGATCTATCCTGGCGGGCGCTCCCCGGCGTCGTGCGTTGGGGCTTTGCCCGGCGTTGTGCATTGGGGCGTTGCCCTGTATCCGCCAACTTTGTGCGGGAGTGTGCATACGCGAACCGCCTACAGGGGCAGGCAGGGCCGCTCGGGGAAACTGTGCGGCGAGACTGTGCGAGCATCGCGCAGGTCCCGATCACGGAACTTGTCCATCTTGGCGCGGGTCCCAATCACGAAACTGGTGACGCTGGTGAGGGCGGGGGGTTGCCCTGTGTCCGCAACAGTGTGAGATAAGCCGACCGCCCTGAGAGGCCGCCAGGGCCGATCGGCGTAACTGTGGGGCCGAATGGTGGCAAACCGACGCGGGTCCGAGAAATAAGATCGGCCGCTTGGAACGGTGATCGGACCAGGCGTTCTACCCGGCGAGGGGCGGGGCCTCGACGCCCCACCTCCGCCAGTGTTTCGCGCCCACGCGGAGGTCCCAACCGGCCAGGCCCTGGCAGCCGAACCCTCCCGGGCCGAACCCGACGCGGTCAATGGCGATCTTGAACCCCGAGAGCACGGTCGATCCCTTCGGCGGGACCGGGTCCTCGGGGTTCACCGGCTGCCAGTAGGTCGCCACCAGGGCGGCGTCCTCCAGGGCGGCGAACACCCAGCCGCGGCCTTCCAGTATCGCTTTGGAGAGCGGGCCGCAGGTCCGGCACGCATACGCCAGGCAGGGGGCACACACCCACGGCTGCGCCAACAGCGTCATGGCGACACCGCCGACACTGCGCCGGTCCGGCCAGGACGGGCAGCACACCAGCGGGTCACGCGGCAGCCCCGAGCACACATGGCAGAGGCGGCCGTGCATCGATTCGCGGAGCCTCTGGTCGTCGTACCGCCCGAAGTCAGGCGCGTACCCGTCGGCCTCCCAAACGGTCATGAGGTCCGCCTGGGCCCAGACGGACGGAACCAGGGCCGAGCGCCCGCGGGGCGAGTCGGCCACCACCCAGGGGACCGGCAGGCCGCTCCTCTGCGGACGGTGCTCAAGGTGCGGGGGGACGAACACGCTCAACGGGCCGAACCCGACGCGACCACCGGCAACATGGTGCAGTGAACATTCCGCACGCACACTTCCTCGCCGGTGAGGCGGATGTTGTAATCCGTCACGGCGTGCGAGCACCCCTCGGTGATCTGCAGGGTCGCCCAGACTTCGTCCGAGCGGAGCACCACGCCGGTGAACGCACCCTTCCGGCGGTGACTGATCCGGTACTCGACGCCGTCGACAGGGGGACGGCCGTCCGGCGTGCAATGTTTCCAACCGTCAACAGCCATTTGTCGGTTCCTTATCGGGCGAGCGCCCAGGGGGGAGAAACAGGTCGGCAGGCGGAGCGATGTCGTCCATGCGGACGGCGGCCAGCCGAGGGACAGAGAGCCGGTACGCCTTCGTTTGGCGACCGGCACGGACCGAGGTTATCAGGCCGAGCTGCTCGAGCACGGCGAGCGAACGGGACACATTCACCTCCGACATTCCCGAGAGGTCCGAGTACTCGCGGGCGGTCACGGCCTCGCCCTCGAACGCCCAGACGAGCAGCAACATGAGCTTCTGGGACCCAGCCCCGACCGAGGTCTGCGACCGCCGCGGCCGGGCGGCGGCGACGGCCGCGAACACGGCGCTGGGCAGGCGGGTCATTTGGGCGGTGAGCGTCGGCACGCCCCAAATTACCATCGAACACGCGAACATTCCAGGACAGAAAACGCCCCGGACCCCAAAAGACGGGCCCGGGGCGCACGGTAATCCATTATCGGACGCGGACACTAGGTTATCAGACGGCGACGACCCGCAGCGCGGTCGCGGCGATCCGCAGCGCCGTCGCGGCCACCAGCAGGATCCGAGCGTCGACGGCGTCGGCCGATTCCACCGCGGAGCCCGCGGCCCGCAGGACCACGCTGTCGCGTTCGGCGAGCAGGGCCTGGTCGAACCCCGGCTCGCCCACCACCAGGGCCAGGTGATCGGCACGGGCGGCGGCGTAGGCGGCCACATCCTCGAGCTCGTCGACCACGCGCTGGCCGAGGGCGTCGGCCTGGGCCACGATCAGGGCGACGATGTCGTTTCCGATTTGCTGCAGGGATTCGTCACGATTCATTGGGGGGTAACCTCACTGTTGGGTGGAACGGACTAGAACACCGGCGGAGCAGCCCGCAGCCTGTCCATCGCCACGCCAACCTCGAGCACGCGGTTTCTGAGGGACTCAGCGCCGAACGGGCCGATTTCACCACGCGCCTGCTTAGCGTTGATCCCGGCCAGGGCGAGGTCCCGCACCACGGCCCAACGCACCAGGCCCTCGGCGACCATCCGAGCACGGTCGCCCGAGCGGACGGCCTCGAAGTACGCGTCGGCCGCCAGGGTCGCGTCCGGGCGGTCGGCGGCGGGCAGGGCGGCGACGCCCGCACGCACATCGGACTCGAACCCGTCGGCGCTGAGCACCAGGGCGGGAACCAGAGCGAAGTCGCGGGCACGCTCACCCTGTCGGCACCCGGTGAGGGGGCATACGGCGAGCATGAGCAGGGCCAGAGTCAGGGCCAGGCGGACGGCGGCGAACGGGGGAACACTTCGCACGGTAGCTCCTTTGGGCACCAGGACGGGCCCGTCGGTGTGTTGAGCGTCGGGATCAGGGACCGTCGGCGGGCTTCGCGTCGGCGGGCTTCGCGTCGGCGGGCTTCGCGTCGGCGAGCTTCGCGTCGGCGAGCTTCGCGTCGGCGAGCACCAGGGCGTCCGCCACTCTAGCGTCGGCGAGCACCTGGGCCTCCGCGATCTTGTGGTCATGGGAGCGGGAAGCGTCGGCATTGGCGCGGGCCTCGAACACCTTCGCGTCGGCGGCCAGGCGGGCCTCGAACACCCTGCCGTCCGCGGTGGCATACGCCCGATCGATCGACCCCTCGGTCGCAATGTACCCGAGGGCGGCGAGGATCATGACCGCCAGGGCCGCGGCCTGCATGATCACATTTGACCATGCGTCACCCTGCTCCGGGGCGATCAACACGACCATACCCGCCACCTGTGCGGCGAGCGCCATAAGAAACTTTCGTGAGAGCAACCGTCGTCCGAGCGTACCGTCCTGGGCCACTGGTGGTCTCCTTACCGGAGATCATACCACCAGCGGGCCCGGGGGTACTTACCAGGGTCAGCGACCCATCGTCCGGAGGATTTCGGCGGTCTCGGCGTTTCGGTCGTTGATGATGCCCAGGCCGGTCTCGCCAGCCGAGCCGCGGCTGAGGGCGCTAGCGGAGAGAGCCGCGGCAACAGCGGCACCGAGCAGGACACCGAGAAGGATCCAGACGCGGGCGGGGATGTAACGGGTGCGATTGATCATGGTGAGTACCTCCACAGATACTGTCCCATCGGTTCGGGAGCGGTGCCAGCCCAGGGGAGAGTGATCTCGTGACGAAATCCACACCAGCCGCGCGAAACGGTACAGACGGTACCGGGGCGAGCCGCTCAGGCTGCGGCTGAGGGGGCTCGAGGGCGACAGCGCTGACGCACCCGCCCAGGCAGGCGGCGAACGCCAGGGCCGAGCACGCGGCGATAACGCTAGTCGGACGCATTGAGGTCCTCGAGGTTCATACGCGACAGGGCCTGCACCCACTCCGCGAACGCGATGGGGGCCAGAGAGTCTCGGATGGCGACGCCAGCGGCGCGGGCGTTGGCAGACGCCACGGCCAGCCGGACGGATTCCTGCTCGTGCCGGACGGCCGCCACCAGCATGTCAACCCGGTCGGCCACCAGGGTGTGGGAGCTGAACACAGCATCGCCAGGGGCAGAGCCGTCCGCCGGGAAGTCGACCACGGCCACGGTGACTTCGTATGCCAGGCCCGGGTTGACGGACCACGCGAGCACCTGCCCGGCCTCGTAGGCCACGCCCATCGACGCCAGGTGAACGGGCACGCCCTCCACCAGGGGGGCGAAGGGCTCGATGATCGCGTAGGTGCCACCCTCCACCACGATTCGGCCCGAGGTCGGCCGCGTCACGGCGACGCTGCCCGAGCCGGTGAGGGCCAGGGCGCTCGCCAGCACGGGCGGGTCGGACGCCTCACCGGCGAGCATCATGGCTGTCGGGCCGGGGACCGGTTCGCCCAGGCCGACCGTGCCGTCGTCGAGGGGCATGAACACCAGGGCGACAGAGCCGACGATGGCGGCGAGAGACGGAATGGCGGCGAGCAGACGCATGGGGTTCTCCTTCCGGCCGGGGCCGGTTCTGGGGGTTTTCCTACCACTTAACATAGTCGTTCGAGCCCCACCGCGTCAGGGTTTCCGCCATCCACTTCGACGCATCGGCCTTGTTCACATTCGACACAAACTGCGCCACGCCCTGGCTGCCGAACGGGGCCAACAGGACGATGAACCCGGTGTGGGCCGGTACCCTGCGGCTGACTTCCCGAGCGATGGCCTGCAGGTGAATCCGGAGCTCGGGCTCGGTCATGGTGTCATATTTGTGCATCGGCGGAGCCTCCTCGGTTGGGGGATTTGCGAGCGGCGGGGGAGCGGTCAACGCGACGCCCCCAGGGACCACGGCGACAGACGGAGGTCACGGCGCGTCCTCCTCGGGCGCATCCCAACTCATCCGGACCGCCGGGTCGCGGCTCGAGCGACGCATCGCCACCAGGACGCACGCCAGCCGTTCGATCGGCTGCTCGAGACAGACGGCGTCCTCGATGTCGGAGCACGCCCTCGCCTGGAGCCATGCCGCGACAGAGGCCAGGTGCAGGTGGAGCAGCTCATGTACGACGGTCTTCTCCATGTCGATCGGGTCCACGCTCGGCACCAGGTCGTTGGGGTCGAGCACGCGGATGGTTGCGCGCTGGCTTTTCAGCGTGTGATGGATGTCGCCGTAGGACGAACCGAGCGCGTACCCGCGGGCGATCTGGATGTCGATCGCCCAATGGTCGAGGGCCAGCCTCGCGGCCCACCACGCGCAGCACCTCACGGTTTCCTCTTCGGTCAGCCGGACGCCCGAGCGGCAAACATCCAACTGCGTGACGGGAATCCAGCTCATGACTTCTCCCAGGGGACGGCCCAGCCGGGCCAGGATTTGACCGTGGGCTCCAACGCGACAGCACGCAACCGAGCAGTGATGGCCCTGCAGTACACTGCCGAACGCTCCACGGCGACGAACCGGCGGTGAAGCCGCAAGGCCTCGACGCCCATCGACCCCGACCCGGCGAAAGCGTCGAGCACCAGGTCCGACGGGTCGGACCACCCGAGCACGATCCTCTGGAGCAGCTCCGGCGGGAGCTGCGACGGGTGCCATTTCACGCGGGCGGTGCTGGTCCCCTGGAGCCGCCGGATCTGCCAGACGGTGCCGGGGATCCGCCCGGCCGGGTTCGCGCGCTTGTCGCCCATTTGCTGACGCACCGATTGGTGGCGGATCGCATCCAGGCGGCGCTCCACCCGCAACGGGTCGTTCGTGTGAACCAGGACCATCCGCCAGTCGTGCGTCAGGTCGGTGTGCCGGTACACGGCGAACCGCTCGTGCCAGGCAATCGAGTAGAGCTCCGGGCCAATGATCGCCTCCATCAACCCAGAGAGCCAGCGGGCATGGCGCACGGGCACCACCCACCAGCATGTCCCGCCAGGCCGGAGCCAGGTGGCCTGGTGCCGCAACGCCCGAGAGCAGAGGTCGAAGTAATCCCCGCTCGAGAGCCGGTCCTTCCAGGCATCGCCGTCGTACTCAACGCCCTGGTTGTACGGGGGGTCGGCGAGGATCACGGCCGCCTTGCTCCCGGCCGCCAGGGCGGGGAGCGGTTGGGAGCAGGGGTTATCGTTGTAAGCGTACCGGACCACGGCGAACATTCGCGCGTCGGTCTTTTCAGGGGGTATCTGCAACAGGGGCCTCCTTCGTGGGCTCGCCATCCCCGATCGCGGGCTCGGGCCAGGACTCGATCAACCGCCGGGTCTCGCGGACTTCATCGGCCCAGGCGGCGGGGAACTTCTCGAGCAGGGGCAGCGACGGAGCGTCCCGCATCTTCTCGCACCAGGCCCTGACGCGCTCGCTGCTGCCGACGGACCCCCGGGGCATCCAGCTGTAGCACACGGCCGCATACGCGGCCAGGATGCGGATGTTCGTGGCGTCGGCACGGCCCGCGGCCTCCATCAAATCGTTGGAATACACGGCGCTGAGGAACCCGCCAGGCGGCGTACCGGCGCAAGCGTACTGGATCATTGAGCAGCGCATGTGAGGGGGAATCAGCCGGGAATCGATCGCGTCATACATGTCGGTCCTTTCGTGAGGGGGACAGGGCGGCGCAAGCCGCGCGTGATTTGGCGAGCCCGGCCGGAACCGGCTGCTTTGCGGGCTCGATCGGGGAGCGGCCGGTGAGCACGCGGAACCGGCTGAGGCGGTCGACGGCCCAAAACTCTGCGTCGAGCTCGCCCAGGCGGCGGGGCCGCGCCTTCCCGTCCATCGCGGCCTTCGCCCGGCGAAACTGCCAGACATGGCGAAACTCATGGGCGGTCAGCGTCACCAGGTAGTCGACCGGGGACTCGATCGGCACGCCGGAGGGGAAGCGACGGTCAAACCACTTCAGGCCCTGACCGTGCCAACGCGCGGGGCAGTTTTCCGCGTTCCTCAGTTTCAGGATCACGGTGTACTCGGCCTGGGCGACGCCGAGCTTCGCGCACCGGATCCTGCTCTCCACGCCCCAACAGGCGTACCCAGAGTAGCGGCCGCTCCAGTCGGCCTTGTCGGCCAGGACCACCAGGACGCCAGCGTCGCGGATCCCGGCCGCGCCGTGCTCCAGGTACGGGCGGAGAACATCCGTGGCGACGGCGCTGCGGTTGACGATCCTCATGACGCGCCCCCTTCCAGCCGATGGTTGAACCCGGTCACCTCGACCATCATGTCCAGGGCGGTCAGGCCGTCCTCCAGGTACATCGCGGCCCGTTTGTTCTCTTTGCTGATCAGGCCCCGCTCAATGCAGAACGCCAGGAACACATAGGCCATCGTGGTCCCGCGCGGCGTCCCGGTGACGCTGACGCCGAACGCCTCCTCGGCGACGGCGAACCCGTCGAAGCCGCGGCCGTGCTCCGCCAGCCTCTCCACGGCGTGAGCGATGGCGTCCGCGTCCTTGAAGCCCACCGATTGCTCGTAGGGGTCACCACTGCGGGGGACCACCGAGCGGCGGAGCCGTTTGTACCGCTCGTCCACCTCGAAGGTCACGCCGACGGCGTCGGGGCTCAAGCTGCACCTGCCTGACGCACGGCCTCGACGGCCGTCCAGCGGCCCCGGACCTTTCCGCGGCCGATGGTGATCACCATCCGGGCCGTGTAGGTGGTGCCAGCGTCGGGGCGCACGACCGTCATGGTCGCGGCGACGCGGGTGCCGGAGAACACTCCGGTCGGGCTGAGCTTACCGCCACGGGCGTGAGGGCGGAGAACGCCGTGAGCAAACATGCTGTTCCGTGCGCACATCTGCTGGGCCATGTCGAGCACCCAATGCATTTCAAGCGGCAACAGGCCAGCCTTTTCCATTTGAGCCCGCAACAGATTCGTGTCCTTGTCAACCATTGGTCACCTCCTGCCCATACTATCGCATACGAGAACAGGAACGCAAGCCCAAACAGGCACATTATGCCAAGATGGTGGTTATCGGATCTGGTCAAACTCGCCGACCGCCAGCTCCATGCCGACCACGATCGTGGTAATCGGACCCGAGCGCCCGATCGGCACCACCCAGTCGATGCGGAACGGCCGTCCGGCGTTGATCACCCGATAGCCGACGATGTACGCCACCGCGCCGCGGGGCATGTGCCGGGCCAGGCGGGCGGGCAGGGCCGAGCAGATGCGAGCGGCCTCTGCCTCGCCACCGCGGGACTCCACCAGGTCGAACGGGCTCCGCCCGATCAGGTCGATCCACCAGGCGGACGCGGCGGCGGCGTCGAGCCCGAGCAGGGCGCTCGCCTCGCCAACCTGCTGGTCGAACATGACGCGGGCGACGGCCTCCGGGTCGTCCCCAAAGACGGACCATCCGCTCCACCAGAGCACGGACGCGGACTTCAGCAACGAAAACTCGATGTCGTTCATCATGGGAACCTCCTGCCTGGAGCTTCCAAAACGAAGGGGACGCCGGGAAGGTCACGCTGACCAATCCGGCGTCCCCTGGGAAGGTCTGTGCCGCCTGCGCCGCTTAGCAGGTCCGAGAATCGATGTAGATCTTGACATTCTCCGGGAAGTCGGCCCTGGCGAGCTCCTCGGCGATGTGCTCGCGGGCAGCCCGAGCGGCCCGCTCAACCTCGCCCTCCAGCGGTTTGAGCGTGAACTTTCGGCCAGCGATGTCCAGATGCACGGCGCACTTCACGCCGATCTCCAGGGGCTGCGCCACCGCGGCGAGCTGCTCGTACACCGAGGTCTTCAGCACCACCGTGTCGGGGATACCGCCAGCGACCCCGGCGAGCTCGGCCTCGACGGTCATGTCCACCGTTTCACGACCGTGGCCGACCTCCGACGCCCCCTGGCTGTTGGACTTAAACCTCAGTTTCTTGACGGTCGGGAGGAAGGTGTTCGGGAGCACGCGGTCGGGGTACACCGAGCGGAGAATCCAGTCGAGAGCCGTCTGGTCGATCCCCTTCAACCGGTGCTCGCGGAGGATCTCGAACGATTCCAGCCGGGTCAGCCCGAGCGTGACAGAGTGAAGCCTGTCGCCCCGCTCGCGGAACAGAGCGGTCACACAGTTGTCGCCGACGAACACCCGGACGGCATTACCGGCATCGACGCCGGGGTGATTCGTTCCGCCGTCGTCGAGGTCCGGCGCGGACGCCAGGTCACGAACCTGATCCACCAGGCCAGCGACCGTCAGCGCCCTGTACTTCCGAGGGGCAACCGTCGCCCCCACGATCTTCCCGTCGGCGCTGACCTGGTACTGCATGTCCAGGCTGTGCGGGTGGTGGAGCCATCCAGGCCGGGCAGCGGCCTGCACCAGGGCGGCGATCTGGTTCACCACACTGCTGTCCTCCCGCAAATCCGCCTGCCACTCTTTGCTCAAGCCGTTGTTGCTGCTGTTCATTCTTCACCATACTCGAAGGGGGGGTCTTGGATTCCGTCCGCCGCTTGGTCGAGCGTTCCCTGGCGGACGGACTCAACCGATGCCGAGTTAAATACGAGCATTCCCTGGGGCCGCACGCCCATAGCGATCGCCTTCGATCTGGACTTCGGCAGGGAAGTCGAAGCGACCACCTCGATGATCACCTCCGTGCAGACGGCCTCCTCGCCGACGAGCGGGACCACCTCGAAGCGCACGCCGACAGACCGAGACTCGGTCACGCCAGGGCGGTTCGCGCAGTCGTCCACCACGGACCGAATGCACTTGTTGATCATCGCGGCCACCCGGCCGTCGTCGAGCTCGCCGATTTCCTGGATCTTGAAATGCTTAAGCGTCATGGCGGGGGGCTCCTTTGTGGTTTCGCATCCGAGGGTATGGGCACGCGGCACGATTGTCAAGCCGAGGGGCAGGGCCACCGTTTCCGGGGTCATTCAGCGGCGTCGGCGGCGTCGGCCTCGGCCTCGGTCCGGGGGACAAACGCGGTCAGCGACGCCCGGGCGTTCGCAACCGCCTCGACATACTCGCGGGCCAGCAAGGCGGGCTCCTGCGCGAGGGGGCCGAGCGTCATGCCCGCGGTGTGCTCGTCCCAACCGTCGAACCCCCACGCCCGAGCGCCCCGACGCGGCCAGGCCAGCAACTCGCTCGCCTCGACCGCAAGCATCGCCCGGTCACAGAGCCGGACCAATTCCCAAACACCGTCGTCCTCGTCGATGCCGAACCCGAGCCGCCCGCGGACGAACCGCTCCACGCGGGCCTCGAACGCACGGAACTCCGGGCCCAGGTGCTTCTTCACCGGGGCGGCGATGTCGCCAATGAACGCCTCGTGAGCGTCGTGGACTAGGACGCAACCGAGCAGCCGCGCCGCGTCCAGGCGGTCGAGGACGGTGTTGGTCTGCTTCAGCACCAGCGGGATCACGGCGGGCATCGCCAGGGAATGCTCAGCAACCGAGTAGAACCGGCGCGTGTGCCCGTTGTAGCGGGCCAGGTGGGCCAGGGACCACCCGATGTCGTGCAGCGGGAACCTGTTGGCCTCGAGGTCGTCGAAGTCGAACGCGGTACCCGAGCGGAGCTGAATCCAGGCCATTGCATCCTCCGATTCCGGGCCCAGGGCCCAACGCACGCGACGGACGCGGCAGGGTAGTACTGTCGGCAACGCAAACACACAAGTCAAGCCGGGCGGCGGCGACGGCCAGGCCGAGCACCGGGCAGCCTCCGCTCGGCGACGCACGCGAGCACCACGGCCGAGAGATATCGGACGGCGGTCTCCACGGTCCCAAAGTCGCGGCCGCGGGCGACGGCGTCGTCACACGCCAGCCGCACCAGGTCCTCGGCGGAGACAAACCGGCCACGGGCCGCCATCGCCCGGCTGAACGCCGACCACTCCCGGCAGCGATGAACCGCCACCACCAGGCCCGAGAACGCCCTGTGGGCCATGCGGCACCGCGCCCAGGACACTGACCGAGCCGAACCCAGCCATGCGGCGACCGACCGCCACCCGGCCTCCGAGAGGGCGGACGCGGCCCGCGGGCGCTGATACCGGGCGGGATCCACGCCCGCAGGCGTCCGGACGGGGTCCGCAGACTCACCACGGCGATCAGCCCCAGGGGGAGAGTTAAACTCTTGGGTCTCAGCATCTCCCCTGTGCGCGGCCAAATGCGCGGCCACCTTCGCCGTGCCACCGGCACGCACCACGGCCACCGCGGCACGCCCGAGGTCGGTCAGCACGCGCCAGGCGGTCCGGCAGCGACGGCGAACCTTCGTCGCCAGGCCCGCACCCTCGAGCTCGGCGAACCGGCGGCGGACCGTACGCTCGGAGCACTGCATGCGGTGAGCCAATGTCCGCACCTTGGCGCAGCACACGCCCCGACGGCAGGCTTCCAGACCCGCCAGATGGAACATCAACCGGGCCGCAGAGCCGGAGAGCTCGTCGAGCACCTCGAGGGCACCGGCCAGGACGGCACCGTCGAAGCCGGACAATACATGACCACCCGCCCCAGGGGCGGTCACAGCGGGGGAACCGTCTCTCATCCGCACGCTTTCCCGCCGGTCGAACCGGCGTCAGGCCCTGGTTGAACCGAACGCGGAGAGCAAGCCGCGAACGGTTGAAGCGATTTTCACCTTCGCCTCAGCGCATGTTTTAGCGGACCTTCGGACCCATTGCCAGTTTCGCTAGCACGCGAATCCGCAACCGACAACCTGTCCACGCCGATAACCGAGTTGTCCACAGCGCAGGGGGCCAATGTGCGTAACTTTGTGAATAACTGCGGGGGCAGCGTCAGCCGACGGAGGGCGAGGGCTTCCAGCGGGCCCCGAGCGGCCGCAGCCCACCGTCGCCGTCCGCCTCGAGCCCGGCGGGCGTCAGGCGTCCGGCCTTCGCGGCGGGCAGGTAGAGGGCGCAGCCGGAGTCGTCCTCTCGGCCATGATGCCACGCATACCAGGCGGCCAGGTGGATCGCATCGCCCCGGTCGCCACCGGCGTCGTCCTTGCCGTCGTAGGCCCCCACCCGGGCCAGGGACGCCAGCCGCCGGGCCTTCGGCACGCCATGATGCCCACCGAGCCGCGTCCAATGGTCCGACGCCACAGCGACCACCTCACAGCCCGGCGGGGCCAGCCGCCAGGACTCCGCCAGGACGATGCCGACAGCCGCGGCATACGCCCCACTGGTGCTGAACTTCCGCCTTGCCCGGCCAGCCTGAGCCGTGCCGGGGATCTCGACCACCACGCGATGGACACGGCCCTCGAGGGCGGCGTACACGCGAGCGATCTCCCCGGCCAGGCAGCGGAGCCGCAGGTGAACGGGCCAGGTTTCCGGACGGCATATCAGCCCGGACGCCAGGGGGGCCAACTCACCCGAGAGCGGCAACAGCGCCCAGCCGGTGCCGGTCGAGCTCGGGTCCCATGCCAACACCGCCCGCGTCACCGGTTCGAAGCCTGCTGGCGGCCGAGCGACGCCAGGGCCTCATCGACGGCGGCGGGGTAAGCGCGCGACATGGGCTGCCCGAGCACGCGCCGCAGCGGCGGCGACACGCGGACCCAACAGGCCGAGCACACGGTCCGGCGGGCGATCTTGTACGCCCCGCACCCCGGACAGTCGGTTGATTTCAGAGAGGTGATCGCCTCCTGGATGGTCATGGACACGGGCAACCTCCTCGCGGGATAATACCCGGATCAGAGAGCACGCGGCGCTTCAAGCCCACCCCTGAGCGTGCGGCGACGGATCTCGGGCTCATAGAACCGGCACGCGGCGACCACGGACTCGGCCTGCTCCCGCGTCATGAGCGACATGTGGCACCGCGGCAGGGGGATCCCGGTCTGTTTCGCAAGCCATGCATAGGCGTAGCGGCGACGCATGATCCGCAGCGCCCAGATTGGGTCGAACGCTGCGTGAGCCGCACGGCGGGCGAGCAGCGTCTCGTGATCCTGCAAGGGCTTCCAGCCCCAGGACCGCATCCCGCAACAGTAATGGCGGACATTCACGCGGCCGTCGAACTCGCAGTCGCGGCGAAGGGCCTCGAGCCCGCACACGGGGCAGATGGGAGCGATGCGGCCGTTCGCCAGGGCCGCCAGCTGGCCGAGCGTCTCGGGGCACGCCATCCACCCAGGCCGCACCTCGGGCCCGCTCACCTCGACGCCTCACGCGGCATCTCGCGGACCCGCAGGTCCGCAGGCCACTCGGACCAATCCCCACCATGCGAGTCGGCCAACCGCCCCTCGATAGACAGGCCGATGGGCCGAGCGCCAAGCTGTTTCACGAACGCGGCGACGCCATGCACGCGGCACGCGGCGACGCCCGCACGGAACGGTCCCATCGGTGTGGTCTGGGGGTTCTGCCCGAACTCGCCCCCAAAGATCGCCCAGGCCACCGGGCGCTGCACCACCTCACCGGCGGGGCCCTCTTCACGCGGGCCCAGGCAGAAATCCCAATCGGGAGCGCCCTCGAGCGGTTCGAAACTGATTCCACGCACCACGCCGGGAGGGCCGATGTCCTTCAGGGCGCTCGCCCGCAGCATGGTCCGCCGACCGGTGACGCTGGTCATGGGCCAGAGGTTCATCGGCCAGGCAATGCCGCGCTCGAGCATCCACAGATAGAACTCCCGCATCCGCGTCGGGCGCTTCGACAGCCAAATCCACCGATGCCGTCTACCCATCGGCGAGCGGGCCACCTCGACCACCTCGCGGAGCAGGTAGTCGAAGCCGATGCCCGCAGAGAGAGCGTCGCCCATGTCAGACACGAACACCAGGCGCGGCAAGCCGTCCAACCAGGGCTTACCCGGCCGGGGGTGCATTTGCAGCGGCGACCACTTCGCGGCCTTCGCCATTCGGCCAGGGAACTCTTCCGGCGTCTCGAACTTCCGCGCGTACCCCTTCGTCGGGCCATACCGCTCGTGGAGCACGCCCGCATAGCAGGTCCGCCGGTCGCGCGTCCAGAGCTCGCAGCCATCGCAACCCATTACGGGGTTCACCGTTGAATCGCACCACTGGATGGCGGTGTCTTTGCTCACGGCGTAACACCCCGGGCCAGGCGGGATGGATAGGTCCGCTCAACGCGGTTCGCCAGCGCCATGAGAGCACGCCCGAGGTCGAGCATGCTGCTGCGGCGAGCGTCGTGATAACACTCCCAACACTTCACGACCTCGGCGGGGGACAGCCCGGCAAGGCCGCGCTCGAACACCACGCGATCCTCCCCCTGGCCGATCAGTATCGACCGGCAGCAAACCACGAACTCGCGGTAATGCACGGCGAGGAAATCCACCAGGCTTCCACCACAGAGCAGGGCTTCGACGGCCGCGTCGCCAGCGCCGGATTGGAACGCGCAGACAGAGCCGACCCCGAGGATCTCCTCGCCATCATCGCCGGTCCGCAGGATGCCCAGGCGGCCCGAGCCGGTGAATAGCAGGGCCAACGCGGCAAGCCGCTCGGTCCCGACGATCGTGTACGCGTCCGAGGGGGTGATAACCGACCACTCGTACTTCGTCTCGTCGTCGAACACATGATCCGCAACATCCGCCACCAGGCAGCTCCTTAAAATCCGCCCGCACCCTTCGGCGCGGGCGGACGGTCAATCCCTGACCTGCGAGGTTCAGGGGCTGCTCCCGTCGAACCTCGGCACGCCCTAGGCCTGCCCCTCCGTGCGAACGGGGGGCTTCGCAGCCCGAGCGTCAGCCGGTGCGGTCGGCGTCTGTTTCAATTTGGACTTCAGGCCGCCGACGCCGCGATCCGGAGCGGCCGCATCATTCGCCACCGGGGCCGCGGTGTTCTCGACCGGGATCCGGTCGTTGGGTATGTCCATCGCCTCCTCGGCCATATACAGGCCCCCGAGCACATCGGCGAACAGGTCGCGGCAGGCGAACGCACGCGCCCGCATTTTGAGCATCCTCCGCGGGTGCTGCTGCCAGGGCCCCTTCTTCCCCCAGAGCTGGGCCACCTTCGCGTCCTCGATCGTGTACCGCTCAACCACCACCTCTTCACCACGGCGGATTTCACAGACGGACGCGAAATCCCCCGAGGGCCACTGCCCCTCGGTGTACTCGCGGAACCCCGTCATCTGCCCCGACGCCCGGATCATGCCGATCACCGCGTCGCCCCAGATGGAGGGCCGACCGTTGATGATCGCAATGCGCTGCACGGACTGCATCGGCTGCAGGCCAACCTCGAGCCCGTGCGCCATCGCAACGAACACGGCCTGCGGGTTCGCCAGGTCCCGGGGAGCAAGCCCGGACTCAAATACCATCTTCGATAGACGCCAGAGCCCCTCCATGTCGGTCGGCCGCAGGCCCCTCTCGGTCAGGCTGACCGGCGAAGCCTTCGCGGCCACCGGCGAGCGGTCCTCCTCCTTCCGGCGCGGCTCATCCACCGCCCGCACCAGGGCGGCGGCGACGGCGACGGGCGGATGATCCTCCTCGTTGTCGGCCGGAGGGTCGGCGTCAACCGCCGCGCCCTCGAGGGCAGCAACAAACTGCGGCACCACGGGCTCGGCCGCGGCCAGGGATAGTTGTTCATTCTGCAAGGGACACCTCCTCAACCACCCCGGCGGGCGGCGGCGGCGGCGGCGGGAGCTCGCCGAACGCCCGAATCTGCTCGGCCTCACCCTTGCGGGCCTTCCTGACACGCGCGGTGCGCTGGGGGAAGGATCGCGTGCAGTCGTCGAGCACGGCCGGATGGTCACTTTTCAGGCGGGCCTGGTCGAGCCGAGTCACCGAGCCGAGCGCGTAATCCAACACGCGGCCGTCGGGCAACAGCAACCGTTCCGCATGCTCCAGCCCCGCCAGGGCCTCATACTTCGCGGCCTCCTCCGTTTTGGCTAGCTCGATGCGTTGGGCGCGGAGCTCCTCCCAACGGGCGATCCGATCCGCCTGGTCGGCGTCGGTGAGCACGAACCCCGACCCCGCCACGCGGCGAATCCGCCTGACAGACTCGGGCGACGGCGTCGCGTCCGGCATGTTTCCGGCGTCGAGCGTCCGCCAGAAATCGCAGACGCGCTCGAAAACGATCGCTCCGATTTCCGCGTCGAAGGGCACGGTGTAGAGCCGGAACCCCATGCCGTTCCCGAGCAGGGCGGCGAGGTGCGCCACGCGGAGCCCCGAGCAGAGCATCTGCATGTGAACCTGAACCAGATAGTTTTGCGGCACCTGGTCGGTCCCGGCCTCGCCCCACTCCTCACCGGCGAACATCGGGTTGTAGATCCCGGCGGTCTTGGCCTCGAGCACCGAGCCGTTCGCCAGGACGGCGTCGAGCGTCGAGCCGACACGCTTCTCGGCAGGGCTTCCCGTCCACACATCGCCGACGCGCCACTGGTTCGACGCGGCGACGGAGGTCCCGAGCTCCCGAGCACCCCACGCGATCACGGCGGCCTCGAGCGCATGCCCCGCCTCCGTCGCCAGATTACCCTCGAACGCATCGACGCGCTCCAGGACCGCCAGAGCCGCGTCGTACGCGTTCCGCCGCGGGTCGACGCCCACGATCGCGGACACCATGCTCGCGGTCACGCGGCCGCGTCGCCGCTCCAAATAACTCAGGCCGTACTTTTCGTTTTCCATTTTCCCGCCTCGCTTCGGGGTGTTGGCTAAGGCCCCGCCTGCGGCAGGACGCACCACACTGTACCCGCGAATACGCGAGTATGCAACCGGCACGGCGAGGATTCCCCGAGCGCCAACGCTATCGGACCGCGTCGGCGGGCGTGACCGTCTGGGCCAGCCGCACCTCGAGCCCGACCGCCAGGAACATCTGCGCCAGGTTATTGGCCGAGGTTTCGGCCTCGCCCCCGAGGAACCGGTAGATCACCGCCTCCGATGACCCAGCCTGCAGGGCAAGCCAATACCGGGTTCTGCCCAGCTCGGCGAGCCGCATGTTCACGATTTCCCTGGGGTGCATCTTCCGCAGGTCGTAGGGGTTGCGCGGGACGGAGGGCTTCCGCACGCGGGGCTTGGGCTTCTTCGCACTTTTCGCCAATCGACACCTCCGGTAAACCTCACGGCCTCCCGGCAAGCATACTGACCCCGGATACGCGGGGTCAACGCGCGGCAGAGACATACCGCGTCAGAGCGTCACGCCAGACGCTGTCGCGGACCGATTTGAGCCGCACCAGGGCCAGGCTTCGGCGCGTGTCGTCGGACACATCCGGAGCGACCCAGGCCAGGTAGGCCGACATTGCAGGGGCGAGCACCGTGGCGATGAACCGGTCCTGATAACCGAGCGCCTGGCAATGCTCCGCCAGGAACATCTGACACTCCGACAACCAGAGCTCACCGGCGCAGCCAGAGACGACAGGCACGGTGATGCTCATTGAGGCGTCCTCCCCCTGGCGTTCGTGGGACCGGGACACCGAATCCGCCACTATCGTCTCAACCAGAGACTCCGGCATCGACGGGTACAGCAAGAACAGCCGCAGCCGTCCGATCTTTGCACCGGCGACGCCGCACACCGCCTGCTGCAGCATGCCCCAGCGAACCGCCCAGATGGACACGGCGTCGAGCGTCGTACCGCCAGCGACCACCAGGCTGAGCGACACCAGGCCATCGTCCGGCGGGCCATCGAGCTCGAACGCGCCGACGAACCCGCCGATCACGACGGCGAGCCGACGCTGCGACACCAGGGCCGCGGCGATTCGGCCCGGGCTCACTTCGGGGGGCAGGCGGTTCTCGGGCTCCAGCGCCTGCGGCCAGGCGGTCTCGCTAGGGCGCTCGAACAGCCAAGCGAACCCGCCGAGCAGGGCGAAGAACGGGCTCCCGGCCGCCAGGTAGCGCGGGCACAAATCCGGCGAGACGATCTCGAGGATCACCGGCGACACGGCCCTCCGCCAGACGCCAGAGGTCGACGGGCACCGACGCGAGGTCTGGTGGTCCGAGAGCAGGGCCGCCAGGTGACCGATTCCAGCGGACACCGAGGGAACTTCTTTAGCATTAATCATCGGCGTTGGTGGCCTTCGGCGAGGGGGGTGACACGGCCTCGAGGTCCGACCGGACCGCGAAGCGGACAAGCATGATCTCTAGGCCCATGAACGCGGCCATTTCGGCGACGATAGGCCTGTAGGACTCCATCCGCTCCATGTCCGCGCCGATGAACGGCGTCCCGCCGAACCCCGGCACGACCCCGCCGACCACGCCCTCGCCCCCGTCCTTCTCCTGCGCGACCCAGGCGTACAGGCAGTTGATCCTGGGCATTTAGGCGGCCGCCAATTCGTACCCGGCGCGGATCAGGCGGACGAAGTCGGCCGGGCACACCACCCAGTAGGCGCTGTCGTCACCGTTGACGATCATCCAACCCTGCGAGCGGTTGGCGAAGCTCCGGGCCAGGCACTCGACGCTGAACGCGTACGGGCGGTTCTTCAGGCCGAGGATGTCGCGGGCATTGTTGGCGTTGGCGAGGGTGGTATTCATACGCTTAGTTTCGGATACGGCAAGCGACCGGACCACCTCAAGCATCAAAGAATCTTCAATCAACCGAGCGCCCGGGTCCGGTAACGCCCACCGCGGGCAGAATATGAGGCGCTATTCATCGGCCTCGAGCGCCGCGGCGAGCCCGGCCGGACCGGCGGACGCGGCAACCGTGAGCCGCGTCCGCCCTCCGCCAGGCCCCGACGCCCCGACGCCCCCCGCCAGGCCCCCGACGCCCCCCGACGCCCCGACGCGGCCCGGACGGGCCAGGCCCCGAGCTCCAGGCCCCGACGGGCGCGGCGGCCGTTCCGCCGCGCCCGAGCGAACGAATCAGGCGTTCTTATCGTTCGCCCACTGCGTGCGGCAGTAGTCCCATACGGCACCGGGGATCATGTCACGCTGCCCGGTTTCGTTCTCCGACGCCCGAGCGAATGCGGCCGCGGGTCCCGAGCTGATCAGGCTGTCCGCGAACCAGGCCAGGACCATCATCTCCTCGGCCCAGACCGCGCGGCCTTCCGCATCTTTTGAGGCCTTGTACTTGGCGAGGGCGGCGGTTTCGGCGGACAGGACGGTCTGGATGGCAATGGAGTTATTCATACCCCTAGTTTCGCATACACCCCGCCAGGCCGCCAGGCCGCAGGCAGAGATTCTGCCGGGCCTGGTTCGGTCTGTGACGGCGGCCGTTCAATCCTCGTCGTATTCCTCGGCGGGGATCCCGGCGAGCACGGCGGCCTGGGCCTCCGCGTCAAGGTGGAGCCCGGGGAAGTACACAATCAGCCCCTTTCCGAGGGCGTCGACGGAGGTCGAATCGTCGCCGAAACTTTCCTCGAACCCCAGCTTCTCGGCGAGCGACGCGACCCGGAGGTGCGAGTAGCGGATGCTCACGCCCAGGCAGGTCCGGCCGAACATTCCGCGGCCCGAGTAGTCGAGGTGCGGGGTCCCGCCAAATTCCTGCAGGGCCTCAAAGAACTCCACCAGCAAATCGATCTGATCGGCGTTGATGTTCACGGGTATCTCCTTCGCAGCACAATCGCTGCACCCCTAGATTCGGATACACACCGCCAGGCCGCCAGGCCGTAGGCAGAGATTCTGCCAGGGCCCGGTCGGTCTGTGCGGCCTGCGGGTCAATCGGCGACGGAGCCCTCCAGGCGGGTCATGAGAGCGTCGACGGCGTCGATGCCGTGGCGCTTCTCAAATTCGGCGAGCAGGTACACGCGGACGGTCCGCTCCTCGGGCAGGTAGGCGTCCCAGGGCTTCTCCAGGGCGAGCAACAGGTCCTGGATCGCCCGGTCGGGCATCGACGAGCACGCAAGCCGGAGGGCGTTCTTGGCAGCGGTAGCATTCATCGCGGGTCTCCTCAAGGCCAGCACAATCGCTGGCACCCCAATGTTCCGATCCGATCGGCACGGCCGCAAGCCGCGAGGGAACGAATCCCCCGCGGCCTGGTCCGTCTGTGCGGTCTTAGTTTTGGCGATCCATGATCGACCATACCTGGATGGTCGCCCGGCCGGGCCCATTCAGGATCTGGAGCCGGAGGTCCTCGAACGCATCCCACGAAAATGCCTCGGTCCCGCGGATGACACACTGGAACCGTGAGCACCACCCGCCGGTTTGGCGATTCTGGCGGCCCTTAACCTCCTGCCACTCCATCCGCAAGCCGACGCCGGGCATGCCCGTCATGGCGAACAGCGTCTGCTGGAGCTGCCGGATCTGGTCCGACCACTTCCGGGCCTGCTTCGGGCAGGCCGAGCAGATCGCGTCCGCCGCGCCAAAGTCAAAGTCCATCTCGAAGGCCAGCGTGCAATCCTTAGCGTTGCTCATTTCAATCCCTCCTGGGCAGCACAATCGCTGCGCCCATAGTTTCGGATACACAAACACGCCCCGCCAGTCACTACTAGGAATTTGTTTCGTTGATCGAGAACATCGGGGCGACCCATTCGGCCACGATCTCGGAGCCCGCCTGGCGGATCACGCGGACCGACAGGGGCATCCATACAACCATGCCGTCCTCCGCCATGCGGGCATTGCACCCGCCGGGCTTGCAGGACGCCATGTAGTGAGCGACCATCTTCTCGATGTTCGCGGGCGACGGGCGACCCATGTCCTTCGTGCTCCAGGTCATGGGCAGCACGGTGTTGGCACCAGTCGATTCGATGCGGAATGTGGGGGTTGACGAGCGGCTCATGGCGTTCTCCAGCGGGCAGCACAATCGCTGACACCAGTACTGTCGCATACGCCAGAAATAAAGCGACCCCCAGGATGTGAAACATGCACCCTGGGGGTCCGTCTGTGCCGGAAGCACAGACAGGAGAAAGAGAGAGTCCGATATGTAAACCACCGGGTGGGCGAGGGGGGCCCTCCCGGCAGCGTCGTTCGTTCACCGCTCCAGGGGAGAGAGAACGCTAGGTCTTACCCGCCCAAAGCGCCCAGGGACACCATCCTACCAAAAGAATCGGGCCCGCGGGCGCGAACACCGGCACCAGGGCCGCGGACGCCCGGTTCTTTCGGACCCACTAACTCGATTTATTGACGCCCCGCCTGGGGGCCGTGAGCGGCCCGTGTGCGACGCGGCCCGTCCGAGCGCCAGCACCAGGGGCAGGGCCGCCGGACGCGGACCGGCGAGCCCGGCGCGCGTCCGCGTCGTCGATCTGGGCCTGGAGCCGGGCTGCGATGTCCAGATACAGCCGGGCAAGAAACTCCGGACCGTTCCGCCTGGCGCTCACCGCCCGGCGCTGAAGGTCCGCTATTTGATCCTGAAGCGTTTCGGGCGTTTTCAACGCGGGGTCCTCCAGGGCCGAGCGGCCGATCCCGCCCGGCCGGAGGATTATTCACCGGCGACCGGCGGCGAGCGACAGGGCCTGGTTCCGGCCGACCACGCCGATGTACCGGGCGTAGTCGTACCCTTCGGTCGAGACAACATACATCTTGCTCTCCACCGTGATCACAAAGTCCGAGATCCCTTCGCGCTGGGCCTCGGCCGCGGCCGCATGCAAGATCTCGAACAGGCCGCCCGCGAAGCCGGGCACGCGGACCGGGATGTCCCGCTCCTCGGCCTCGGAGAGCTCCACCAGGCCGAGCTCCCGTGCCTGGCAAGGCTTGCGGGCGAGCTTGTTCTGGGTTTCGGCGGACAGGACGGTCTTGGGGGCGTTGGTCGTCATGGCGTTCTCCTGGGCAGCACACTCGCTGCACCCATAGTTTTGGATACACACTGCCAGGCCGCCAGGCCGGAGGGAGAACGAATCTCACTCCGGCCGAGCGGCAGCCGTCACAATCGGATCAATCGCACACCCTCCGGAGCACATCGAAGATCTCGTTGATTTCGGAATTTGAGGCGTTGGCGTCGCCACCCTTGCGGACGCCAAAGATTTCCTTCGCTATCAGCCGGGCGACCGAGAACACCTCGTCGTCGTTCATGGTGGGCAGCACGATCAGGTCGCTGCAGCTCGCCATTTCCACCTTCGCCCAGCCGTCGGGCTGCCGGGAGATGGTTGCATGGCCCTGGCTGCCGAACCCGCCCTGGATTTTGATGCTGGTGACGATCATCGCGGTTCTCCTTCGCAGCACACTCGCTGCACCCCTAGTTTCGGATACACACTGCCAGGCCGCCAGGCCGCAGGCAGAGATTCTGCCTGGCCTGGTTCGGTCTGTGAGGGCGGCCGGTCCGGCCGCGGCCGAGCGGATCAGCCGACCCAATGCAGCATGTGGTATTCGTCGCGGCGAACCTCGCCCAGGTCGATCAACGCACGGACCACCTTCTCGTAAGTACACAGGTCCGCAAACTCCATTACCCGGTGGAACAGATTTCCGATGGGCACCGGGCCCGAGGATTGAAGCTCCAGACGGAGCGTCGCGGCGAGCGATTGGGCGCTGCAGGATTTCCAGGGTGTGGTCGTCATGGCGTTCTCCTCGGCAGCACAATCGCTGCACCCCTAGTTTCGGATACACAAGCCGCGGACGCCACCGCCAGGCCGGAGATTCCGGCCCGGCGGCGTCCGTCTGTGAGGGCGCTAGGCGTAGTCCTCCACTTCGAACGCCGTCATGGCAGCGTCGAAGCCCATCAGGTCTGCTTTTGGGACCATCCAATCGGGCAGGCAATCGATCCCGTTTCCGGCGACGAACCGCACCCAGAGGTGCGCGTCGGTGTTGGTGACCGTCCCGAACCGGATCTCGGCGTCGTCGAGGTCGAACACCGCCTCCATTACCGCCAGGGCGGTGAGCGCCACCGACCCGCCCTCGCCGTCGCTGACTTCCACGGGGAGGAACCCGTGCCGTGCCATGTGGGCGAGCAGATTCCAGACGATCCGGCGCTCGAGCACCGCACGCGGCGAGAGCTTCTGCGTCACACCGGTTCGGTCCCGGTCGGTTTCCAGGGGCGGCGCGTTGAATCCATGCATGGCGTTCTCCGAGCGGCTCCCGCCGCGGGCCTGTTGGGGTATCGCATCAATCGGACCCCAGCCCGGTAGGGCGGGGGTGCGGGGGGTCAGGGATGGCGATTGACTTTGACAAGCCCCTGCGACCGGAGCATTTCGTATTCGTCCCGAGCGGCGAGCGAAACACTCACGAAACCGTCCTCTCCTTTCGTGTTCTTCAGGCGGATCCCGAACACCTGATTCGTGGCGGTGGGGTACTGGAACCACACGACCGCCTCACCGTAGATGGTCCCGACGGGCTCGCCGGAGGGGGTAACCACCAGGCCGGTGTCCGTGTCGATCTCGAAGCGTGAGGTGGTGCGGATGATCATGGGTATCTCCTTCGCAGCACAATCGCTGCACCCCTAGATTCGGATACAACAACGCCCCACGCCAGTCACACGGACCGGCGAGGGGTGAGATTCGGTCGGTTTGCACCACCTGGGCAAGCCCGGCACCGATAACGGGACACATTACCGGACCGTGAACAGCACGCCACCGAACGGCCGGACCGACCCGTCGGCCGCCAGGGCGTTCCGAGCCGCGTCGCCGGAGCCCGGATGGACAGGCAGGGTGTCGACGGCGAGCACGCCAGCCGAGTCGCCCAGGAACATCCGCGTCGCCCAGCGGCGGCCCAGGCCAGCGTGAAGCACGCCCGTCGGCCCGTACCAATACGAGAACCCGGTCACCGGCCCGAGCTCGTCGTCGGCCGGGCAGGCCCACGGGTCGCCCGTCACGGCCCCGCCGTACACCGCATCCACGCCGGGGAACGGGGCGTCGAGGAACCGGGCGAGCTCCGACCACGGACCGGCGACGCCGTCGGCCACATCGGCATCCCGCCAGGCATAAGGCAGCATGCCGTCACCGGCGTCGAGATACATGGTCATCGCCTGGCCGATCGACCGGAGGTTCACCTGGCAGGCCACGCGACGCGCCGTGCCAACCGCGGCCGCCAGCGCGGGCGCGAGCAGGCCGATCAACACAGCGACCACGCCGATGACCACCAGCAACTCGATGAGCGTGAACGCGCGGCGGTTCATGGCAGGATCCCCCCGGGGCAGGTCGCGCAGGGGATCACGCCGGGGTCCCGGCCGTCCTGCTGGGCGAGCTTGATGTGGGCCACCATACGCACCCCCTCGTCGGGATCCGACACGGCGAGCCGCTCCACGGTCGCGCGGATGTGGGGCACCAACAGCATGCCCGCCACGCCAGCGTTTCCAACGGCGGCCATCCGGGCGTGAGACTGAGGATGGGCCAGCAAGTCCACCACCTGCGCGTGCCAGGCCATGATCACCTCCGGGTCGATTTCCGCGCCCGCTTCGACCCGAGCGGCCAGCATGTCGATCATCGCCCGCAGGGTGTCCCACTCCTCGAACTCCGCCATCGTCATGGCGTCGCCCGCCACATCCCTCGCGGACCACGCCGAGAGCACCTCGAGCACGCGCTCGCGGTCCTCGGGCCGCCACTTCGCGGGGCGACCGATGTCGTTAAACAGCCACACGATGTACTCGTCATGCCCGACCGACATGGGCGACCCCGGCAGCGACAGCTCCGAGACTTCCAGGCGGGGGATCAGGCGCTCGAGCTCGGTCTCCGCCGTCGCCAGACGCCAGCCCACGCCGACACCGACACCGAGCAGAGCACCGACGCCGACGATGATGACTGTTTGCCGTTTCATGAATCGATCTCCCAGAAGATCCGCCCGCCGCGATAAGCGGCGAGCGGCGTTGTTGAATCACCAGAGGTCCACAATCACCTTCGAAATCGCCTCCTGGAACCTCCGCAGGTTCGGCCGCCGCGGGAACTGATAGGTGTTGCAGAAATGCAGGCACCCGTTGAGCTCGTTCGCGGTGATGGTCTGGGCCGCCAGGGCGTCACGGCAGCACCTAGCACATCCTGCGGGCCCGTTGACTTGAGGAAATCCGCAGTTGCCCGCGCCATAGCTCCAGCCCGGCGTAGTCGCCACGGCGGTAGCGGACAAAGATCCGAGACAAAGCGCGGCCACGAGCGGCAGCACACGAACACGGGAACGGTTTGGCACGGGGGCCTCCTTCCAAAAGGACATGACGGCAGCGCCGCACACGCGGCACCCCCACAATGTGTACCCGATTGGTCGCGGATCCGCAACCCCCAGCCCCAGAAAATGCCTGATTATTTTCCGGAACGCCCCTGCAGGACCCGCCAGGGCGGTATCTAGGCCGACCACATGTGCCGCAGGCCCACCACCAGGGCCCCGACCGCACCGGTGAGGGCGACCATGAACACCGTCACGATACCCTTTGACTTGATCTGCTCAGAGGCCGCCCGCCACTCGCGCAGCCGAGCGAAATCCTTCTGCAGAGAGAGCGGGTCGCCGTGATCCACGCCCATACCAGAGAGCATTTCACCGACCGTGCGGCGGACGATTTGCTCCACCGCCGCATGGTTGAGCCCGTGCGGCGCGGCAGGGACGCCTTCGGCGATCGCCTCGCGGATCAGGGCCCTGAGCTCGCCCCGGCTCAGAATTACTTTGTCGTCGTCCACCGGCACCTCGCGGTTCTGTTGGGCTCGCCACGGGGCACGGTGCTGGGCGGGGAGAGTCCACCCGGTCACAGCACCAGAATAGCGTAAGCGTCCGCCGCAGATGATGGCGCATTAATGTTGAGGAATCTGAACTCCCCGGCGCTCGGCGAGCCCGTGCGGCGGAACTCCAAGTCGTCCGCGGCCGTCGCGGAGAATGTGCCCGTCGTCGCCGCGCCGGAGATCACCGACGCCCAGCCCCCCCCGTTTATCCGCACCTCGACGGCACCGGCAGGCAGGGCGTCGCCGATCGACAGGTCATAGGTGCCGGTCGTTGGGGCAACGAACACCGGGCTCACCTCGTTGTTGGAGAGGGCCCCCAGATTCGCCAGCGAAGACAGGGCCGAGGTCGAATCCCAATCGAACACCAGGGGCACGGACGCGTTCAGCGTCACGGCGTTGATGGTGTGCCGGGCGAGCACCAGGCCCCGCAGCCTCGCAGGCACCACGCCGTCGGTCGCGGCGAGCACCCGATTCCTCGAGACGCCGATCGCCGTCGCGCTCCACGCCGTCTGGTAGAGCAAGGTGTTCGTCCCCTGGGGATCATTTCGGACCTCGAGCTGGTACTCGGTGGTGTTGGCAGCCGGGAAGTCTGGGGGCAGAGCCGCCTCGCTCGCCACCTTCGCCCGCTCATCGCCCTGCCGGAAATCACGCCGCGTGAACGCCAACGGCGTGCCCAGGGCGTTGTTGCCGCCACCGGCGACGGCAGCGGCGGTGTCCAGGGACCGGGTGGCGTTGTACAGCGACACAGCGCCCGAGCGGGGGTCCACGGGCGGGTACGGCCGCAGCGCCCGCCGGTCGAGGGCCACAGAGGTGCCGGTCCCCGACGCGAACGCCAGCTCGCCCAGGGTTGACTCGCCAATCGGCCGGATGTTGACCGAGGTGTCGCCGGGGAAGGACGAATCCGTCAGGCCACCGGCGAGGTGAATGAACCACACGCGCGTGTCAGCCGCCACCGAGGTCGCCGACGGCACCGAGTCGAGCAGCCCCCGCACACAACCGGTCAGATTGATGGCGTTCCCGGCCGCGCTGGCGAACCCGGTAAAGGCAATGAACTCCGACCCCACCAGGCAGAGGTTCGACAGGCCAAGTCCGATATCCGCCGCAGTCGCGGCCTGGAGGGTGGCAAGGATTTCCCCCTTACTGTCGGGGTCGGCGTTGATCTGGATGGTGGCCGATAGCGCGTACGCCCCCGGCAGAGAGGTCGCCAGCTCACCCGCCAACAGGAACCCGCCGACACCACCGAGCACCACCTGCGTCGAGTTGTTCCGCAGAGACACGGTGACCGCGCCGTCGTTCTGGGAGCGGAACCCAGCCCACACGCGGTCGCCCACGCCGGGCGACGCTGGGTCGCGCTGCACGAATGCAGCCGGAGCCTCGAACATGATCCGGTCGGCGGCCACGATGTCCACGATCTCGTTCGAGGGCGGCGTCCAGTCGCCAGCGCCGGGAGCGGCGAAGCTCGGCACCACGGCGGTGAACACATCCTGCACCAGGTCGAGCACGATCCGCCCAGACTCGAGCTCTCCGAATGCCGCCCGCGTCACCCGCAGGGGCATGGAGGTCAGGCCGAGATTCGGGTCGGTCCACGCGATCACATCGCCGGGGTTCACCGAGCTGAACTCACGGTTCACCACTAACTTAACGCGGGCCAGAGGGTACGATGTCGTCCGCAGCTCACGCCAGGCGATCGCGGACGCCAGCGCCGAACTTTTCACGCCGGGGAACCGCAGCTCGCTCTTGACGATTTGCCCGCCCTGGTTTCGGATGTTCGCCATGTCCTGGGCCTGGGCGTAGGTCACCTGATAGTCGCGGACGCGAGCGGCGAACTGCACCAGCACGATGTTGGTCGTTTCCTGCCAGGAACCACGCGAGTAGTCCGACACATCGATCACATTCCCGGGGTCGGCCAGCGGGACATCGGCGAGCACATAGTCGAACCGCGCGAGCTTGCAGACCCACCGGCCCGTCGACCGGTTGAGATACACCACGCCGTCAATCTGGCGCTGGATTTCGTTGAGCAGCTGCACCGCCTCCGTCGCGGCGTCGATCATAAGAGACATTCCGTTGCCCTCGTTCGCCAGGGTCGTGGCGGCGGCGCTGAAGCTGGCGGTGTCGATGTCCGCCGTTGGCAGGCCGAGCCCCCACTCGGTGTTCGTGAGGATTTCGTAGATCACGGACATTGGGTTGCAATCGTTCCCGGAGTTGATCGCGGCGACCCCCGAGCTCAGCGACAGCGGATTCGGAATGCGCCGCGCCTCGACGGCCCAGGGTTTGATGGAGGTGCTCGTGCCCAGCATCATCCCCTCGAGCAGCAAATAGAAGTTTCCGCGGTACGCTGGCGTCTGCCCACCCACCGTCTGGAACTGCGACAGATACGACGGCACCGTTTGCGACAGCGATCCAAGCCTCACCCGCACGGTCCCGACGATGCCGCCCTGCCCCTGACTCTCACCGCCAAAGAACTCCGGCAAGTTGATGTCGATCGCGCCGTCGGCCGTCACCGATCCCGCCCAGAGCTCCTCCTCGGCAACCAGGATCCGGAGCAGGCTAGTCGCCGTTCCGCGGGCGAACACCATCTGCAGGCCGAGCCGGTAGCGGTACCCGGTGATGATGCGCTTTGACGAGAACAGGCCGGTCTTGATTTTCTCGGTGATGGCCTGCGGCCGGAGGTCGCCGGACCATACCACATTTGGGCCCGAGAGCAGGCAGGTGCCAAAGAAAATCGGCACCACACGCCCCTCCGTTGCCGTTGGGAACCCAAAGTCGCCCAGGTCAGACGGGCGTGCGTTCTCGATCCGCGGGGGCTTCTTGAGCAGCTCCGAGAGGATCAGGGTCACGACGAATAGCAGGATCTCGAAGAATGCCACTCAAACCCCCTTGACGAATACATTTTCTCGCGGCACCCAGTTAAATCCGCCAAAGTTAATTCCGTTGCTGAACTTCGAGACACAAGTCTCCAGAGAGTGATCGCAACCGGCAAACACCTGCACCTCCTGCCCGGCAGCAACATCCGCGGGGAAGGGGAGCAACAGCGTCAGGATGTCGCCGACATGCGCGAGCACCAGGCGAAAATCCGTCGCGTTCGGGCTTTGCACAAACCCGCCCGTTGCCCAGCCGTCCGGACGGGACACCGACAGGTCGTTGATCGTGTAGGCGTCCCCGTCGATGCTGTTGATAGCGCCGATGTGCCGGAACCCGTTCTGCCCGACGGAGCAGCCGCCGTCGTACAGCACATGATTGCAGGTCCCCGAGAACACGAACCGGGGAACCGTCCTCGACAGGCCCGCGGTCACCGGCTGCGCGGAGATGATGGCGCGAAGCCCCTGGAGCGTGAACGCGACCGACCGAACCAGGCCCTTGAAGATGGTCACCGTCTGCGCGGTCGCGTCCGTCCGGTGGTACCGCAGGATCGTCAGCGACGCCACCTGCCCAGGCACGATGTTGATGTAGCGCCGCACGATCGGCGTCGACGCGGGCAGCTCGATGGTGATCACATCGCTCCCCTGCTCCGTGCCAGCCGACAAAGACGAGCGGCTGATTTCCAGCGGGGCGTAGGTGTCCCCGTCAACGGTCAGCGACGCCTCGGTGGTGTTGTACCGAAACACGGCGTTTCCGAGCCCGATCGCATAGAGCTCGATCGGGGCACCGCCACTGGCCGAGGATTCCTGGGCTGCGTATGTCACACCATCTCCTCACGCACGGGCAGCTGCACGGTCGCCTGCCCGGTCTCGTCAATGTGGACGATCTTGATTTCGTCGCGGTCAAGCCGGACCCGCTCGAGGAACTGGATGCTGACCACCTCGTCCGGCGTGATGTTTCGCGGGGCAGCCGCGTTCACGGTGAGCTGCTCGTCGGCAGCATCGATCTCCGCGGACGCCGTCACCTGGCGGTCGAGCACCGTGCCGTCCGACAGACGCATCCGCAGGTATTTGTACCGGCCGCGCTGCAGGGCGTACTTCGAATAGCCAACATTCGCCACGGAGAGCGTGCTGGTGGCGTTCGTCCAGACAGCGGTGAGCCGCAGGTCCCGGTAGTATGTGGGCAACCAGAAGTGTGCCTGTCGCCCCCGCAGCGCGTAGAGCAGGCGGCGAAGCCGCCAGAGAGCCTCGCGTGACTTCACGCTAACCTCGAACGAAAACGCCCTCTGGTTGTGCGGGACCACCGAGGTCTGCGAGAACTTCCCCGTCCCGTTGTCGAACACCTGCATCCGCCGGTCGAACGCCTCGCGGATCTGGCCCCCAGAGCCCAGGGGGATCGAGTCGACCACGATCTCGCCGTCGAGCACGCCACCCGACGCCACGAACGGCGTCGCGTCAGGGAAGGCGTCCAATACGGCGTTGTTCACCACGCGGAATGTGACGCGGCGAGAAGCAAGGTTCACCAGGCGGCGACCACCCTGAATCTCCGAACCGGCGGCGGCCGTCCGCATGGGCATGACCCGCGTCCCGACGGGGTAATCGAGGGCGATCGGCGAGCGGAATGTGATCGTCGTCGCCGTGAAGGATTCCACCTCGAGCGCGTCGAGCGTCCGCTCGTCCAACCAGACGACGCCCAGAGAGCCGACGCGGTAGTCGGCGAACGCCGTCGACCCAACCGTCACGGTGAGGTCACCGGCGGTCGCGGCCGCCGTCAGCCGGGTCGCCTCGGTCCACACGGGCACGCCAAAGACCCGGCTCTGCCACTCGAACATGAGGAAGTCAAGCCGGGAGAGGTCGTCGCCCTCCTCGAGCTCCAGCGACAGAGCAAACTCCTGCCGCGGGAACGATCGCAGCGACACGCGCTGCTCCGTCCCATTCTTGTGAACGAACACTTCGGTCAGGAACTTCAGCACCTCCGTCAGCGGGCGCTCGGGGGCGAAGCCAAACACCACCAGGCGGGTCGCGGTGAGCGGGAACAACAGGTCCTCGGCGTTGGTGCCGAACACCAGGACCGCGTCGACGGTCGGAGCGCCGGACGGCAACAGCTCGAGCGTGAGGAACAGGGACCTCTGCGGGCCGATCGATGTCGGCAGCGAAGGAAGGTCAATGATGTCGGTGCCTTCACCGGCCGGGTTCGTGAATGAGGTCACAGACCGAGCGACAAGCCGGTTCGCGTTGTAAATCTCAATGGGCTGCTGAACGGCCGTGAGCACATTGCCGAACTCACGAAAACGGGGGAGGATGTGGAGCAGCTCGAACCAGTAGTCGCC